CGCGAATCGAATGAGCATTATTGCGAGCCGTTTTGGTGCAGCCAGAGGTTGTTTGAGGAGGAGAATTTTTCGCCGAGGATCTGGGACCCATGCTGCGGATTCGGGCGCATCCCGATCGCGGCGGCCCGCGCCGGTCTCGATGTGATCGGGACGGACATCGCTGATCGAGGATTCCACATGCTGGCTTCCAAACAGGATTTCCTGACAACTCAGCGCGTGCTCGCGGGCCATATCGTTTGCAACCCTCCGTTCAATATCGCAAGCCGATTCGCCCTTCATGCGCTGTCCTTGGACCGCGTCGAGAAAGTCGCGATGATCTTCCCCACCGCGCGCTTGAATGCCGCTCACTGGCTGCGCGGAACTCCGCTGATTCGGGTCTGGCTGATGACGCCGCGGCCGAGCATGCCGCCCGGCCATACCATTGCCTGTGGCGCGAAACCCGGAGGCGGCAAGGTCGATTTTTGCTGGCTGGTCTGGGAGCGCGGATACGACGGCGCCGCGCCTGAACTTTGTTGGCTGCGTCGCGATGGCAAAGGAGGAAACGATGGATCCGATTGAAGTGGTTACCCTGGCGCGGTTCAATCTGCGCGTCTGCCAAGATTCGCTGGCGATCGCCCGCGGTGCGGCGCCGAACTGCTGGGGTATCCGGCAGGCATTCTCGCCGTACGATATCCGAGCGTACGAAGACCGCGTCGTGCGCGCCATCGACCTGCTTTGGGAAGCGCAGCAGAATGCCGCGTGATCTCCGCAAGAAAGAGGTCGACCGCCGCGCCAAGGCCCGCCGGCAGTACGCGATCGAGCGGAACGAGCTCCGCGAGGCAACGGTACCGCGCCGGGCCGCAGCGGGCGCCACGTCGTTTGCGGTCAAGGTGTCCGACCCGGAGGACCGGGCCGCGATTGATGCGTTCCTGGAGGCTCGGAAGGGCTCCTGAGAGCGGCAGTGGATACCGGGGATAGCCGTTGACTCCAAAACCGATTCGACCCTACAAAACGCAAGCGACCCGCCGGGGGCTTTGGCGGGCCGTTGTAGCGTTACCGATGGATATCCTTGCCGGGAACATCGGATGGCACAAGATGTATGGCTTCTGCTGCCCTGCGTCAACCTTCCATCCAAAAACCCCAGCAATTTTCCCCATCGTCACAAGTCTGCCATCTTGGCCGGAGGTTCCGGCTGACCTAGCAACGGTGGATGCGCGCGGGTGTGAGGGCTTGCCCTTTCTCGGGTGTGCGGCTGGGGAAAATGTCGAGATAGGCTCGCTGTCCCATTCCGGCTCGGTCGGTCAGACGCGGCGAATATCCCTGCCTTCTCAGACTTCACGGTCTGAGGGGTAAGGGGTGTTCGGCCCTACGAACCCTTCCTCTCAATCGGTCAAACGACACAAAGTAAGCAAGAAAGGGGAATCTGGATCATGACTCGAAAGCCGCACAAGACGATGACGCCCGACGAATACGCAGCGCTCCAGATCGAGGGTTGGCATGAGGTCTGCCGGAATGTGGACGGCTTCGGTGGTGTCGGGGTTCGATTCGTGACGGCGGCGAAGAAATCTGGCGAGATCGACGACGATTGGCCCGAGGATTACCTCGAACAATTCTGGAAGCAATTTCCGCCCTTCCGGCGCCAAGCCAGGGCGAAGGTTGGCCAGAAGCTCGCCAAAATCCGCGCCGCCGGCGCCGTGACCTGGCAGGTTCTATTTGCTGGGGTTTTGAAATTCGCGGCGACGAATCCCGGCGAGTACGCGCCGGCGCCGATGGTGTGGTTGAACGACGGTCGATGGGACCGGGAATATGGAAAAGGATTCTCCAATGGAAAAACTCAAGGCGCCTCCGGTGACAAGATCGGGTTCTCCGGCCTCGCCGCCAGGATCCGCTATGGTGATCTCGACGGGGAGTCCCGCCCGGCTCCCGAAGATCTCGAACCTGTTAACCGACGTTGAAATTCCGCGGTCGGCCTGGGCGGCTTGGATCCCGTCAGAGGGATCGCGCCAGTTGCGGCGGACTCTGACCGAAGTCGAGAGGAGCGCGCTGGTCGCGCGCCGAGATGAGTTGGCGCCGGCGGTTCTCGGATTCGCTGATTTCGAGCGGAACAAGGTCGCGCTTGCGCTCGCGGATATGTTCGGGTCGTTTCCATCGATGCGGCAGAGCGGTAGCGAAGTCATGGCGCGGCTCGACGCAGCTCAACGGGTGCTTGAGCCTTACCCGCTGTGGGCGATCCGACGGGCTTGTCTGTCGATCCAGTCGAATGGCGTTTGGCGCGAGGAAAAATTCGATCGGCAATGGCCGCCGAGCGACGCCGAGATTGTGGCCAGTGTCCGCGCCGAGATGCGCCTCTACGCCAACCAATATCATTCTGCGGTCGCGCTGCTGGCCGCTACGGTCGAGGAGTAGCGATGAGATCCTTCAACGAGCCATGGGAACCCGAGGACATCTTCGACCGCCACGAGGCCGCAGAGCGCCGCGCGTATCTGGACCGGATCAAGGAGCGGAATGCAGCGACCGCCGCACAGGAGGCCGCCGCTGAGGCGGCACGGCATGAATCCGCACGGCAGTTCACTCTTGAGACCACGAAGCGGGCGATCCGGCGCGATTACGAACAGGCCGGAGTCGAACCGCTGCAGGTTGGTGGGGATGGAACACCGACGGTATCCCTCCCGCTGCTGCTGTCGATGGGGTGGACTGTGGCCGATTTCAACGGCGAGCGGCAGCTCGTGCGGCCAAATCATGAGAGACCATCACACAGAGGAGACGAATGAAATGGCCATGTTCAAGGAAATCAAGGTGATCACGTTATGGCAGCCATGGGCAAGCCTGATCATGATCGGCGCGAAGCCGTGGGAATTTCGCAGTTGGAACTACGCTACATGCGGCATCGGTGTTCGTATCGGCGACACGATCGGAATTCATGCCGGCGCGCGACCAACCAAGCCGGCGGAAGTTCGAGACCTCCTGGCTCGCCTGGATGACGAGGATGGATCAACCGGATTGATCCCGGATCTGGCGCGGCCGCTTCTTGAGCGCCTGATGTCAGCGCACAAGTGCATGGGCATAATCGAGCACTCCGCGCTGCTCGGAACGGCGACAATCGGAAAGCCAATTCTGAGTTGTGATCTCAAACCTGAATGGGCAGCCCTGATCAACGATAGCGATCGGCTGGAGCATTGCAATTGGGCGTGGCCAATGTCGGATATCAGCCGATTCGATGAGCCGATCAAAATCAATGGCCATCAGGGATTTTGGAATTTCTCGATGCCAACCGAGCTTTGGGAACATCAAGCTGGAATTGATCACGTGCATCGCCGCGCGATAGCTTGAGATGCTTCAAAACCTCAAGCGGATGCTGCTGGTCGAGGATGCCGGCACGGATCAGCGCGTCGGCGTAGTCGCCCAGGACCATGCCGAGCATGGCCCGGCCGCGCTCGGTGAGCACCGTCGTCCTGGGTCTCACAGCTCCGGTGGGCGAGCCGCGGAGGTAGCCTTGGCCGATGAGCGCGTTCCGAGACTGGACCTTGTGGGGGTCGCAGATGGTGACGTCGACCTCTCCATCGATATGTCCGATCAGCATGTTCCGTTGGCAAACGGTGAGTTTCCGGAGTTCGGTTTCGCTGATCGGGGCCATCGTCATGGGCGGATCTCCTGGGTTCCATGCAGATTTATCTACCGATTTGCGCATTTGTCCATAGCCAGAGGTGATAATTGTCGCTAAAACTGATTCCGAAACGGAGGCGTGGCCATGAAGCTAGATCGCAACATCAACGGCACCGGTCGTGGCAAGTACGGGTTGGTAAACAATCGCAGCGTATTGATCTCCAGCGCGAGAACCGACGCCTCCGGCAGGAGATCGCCGCGCTTGAGGCATTCGAAGATCCAATGCCGTGGCCGCCACGCCGACAATACCAATTTTCGGAGGATCAACTGATGTCTGAATGCATCATTGATGGTTGCCAGAAAAATCTTCTCCTCGCTGAGATGGACGAGCGTGTAAAAGCTGAACGCGAGCGCTGCATTGCCATCGTGCAGGCTGCTCGCCGAGGCGATATCGATGGTGACCTCAGGTGCCTTATCAGCCGCATGAAAGATCCTAACGACAGGGGCGAATCCTGATGGCACAGCGAACGCCTGGACCGTGGAATTACGTGCGAGCTCCGCAGCCAACAGATGGTGAGTTTGATTGCGCCATCAGCGCCTTTATCGATGGCAAACGGCAGGTGATCGCCGAATGCTTCGGCCGCGTCGCTCATAACGTAAGGCCAGATTCGCAGGCGAACGCCGCTGCGATCGTCAAATGGGAGAACTCGTTCGACGAACTCGTGAGAGTGCTGGAGGATCTGCTGAGATGCGGAAGCGCCATCATCGGAGCTTCGACCGATGATCCCCAAGCAGAAGAGGCATTCAAGATGTACGACACGGCGAGAAAGCTAGCGCGCGCCGCCCTCGCCAAGGCCAAGTCATGACTGATCCATCCATGCACGACGCGCTGACACCGCCGCGCCAGCGCCCCGGCTATAACTGGGAGCGCCATGAAGGCTGCTCCTGCCGTTCGTGCCCGTGGAAGGGAAACTGCAGGGGCGAGGATACTGAGCACTGGATTCGGATTGGAGAAGAGCATGAGACTTGAAGCCATCATCAAATCCGTCATCGAGGACGGCGAAGAGCTAAGCATCTCTATCAGAGGATGGGCTGATTCCGATCCAGTCGGGACAATGAACCGCCCGCTCGGCACAATCAAAATTCCTTCAAGCCCCCGCAACTGTCGCGCCTATCATGTCGGGCGCCGCTTGTTTATCGACGTGAAACCAGCCTAATACCCCTCTTGCCTCCGGGGACAATCCACCCCTAAAGTAGGATTTGAAACGAAAGGAATCGAAATGCGCGTATCCGAAATGCAAGCGAAGATCGCTGTGGCGAAAGCGAAGATTGCGGCTGAGCTTCCCATGTCCGGCGTCGAAGAAAAGAAGGTCGCGGAATTTATCGCTATCGGGCTCGACCTCCTCGGAGAGGTCTTCGTCGATCTGAAGCGGATCGCCGACGCCGTTGAAGCGCTCAACAAAGGCTAGAATAGGATCTGCACCACGGCGACGCCGAGCGCCCAAGAGCAAGCGGTGGTGCAGGCGATCACGAGAATAAGGCGTTGAGCGAACATTGGTTTTCTCCTTCTGTCGAGGCGACAGTAGGCGGCAAAGATTGAGGAGAGGTTAATGAAAGCTATTGGTGTCATCGTCACGACCCTTATCGAGCATGTCGATGTTGATCTTCCTGACGATCTTCCTGAGAGCGAAGTGGGAGAATTATTCATGAGGATCGCAATGACCCTGTCATCGAAAACTCTGCTTTCAAAACAGGTTCAATTTTGTCCTCTCGCCCGCGGACTTCCCGACCCGCCGACCGAAAATAAACAGCCGACAAATATCGACCCAACAGATTGACATCATTTACCGATCGGCACCTCGCAATGTCACGCCCCAAAGGCTCAAAGAATCGACCCAAACGCCACGTCAATCCCTTGACAAAACGAGAGGCCGTAGTCGCTCAATCCGGTGTCACCCCACTGGAATACATGCTCCGGATCATGCGGGACCCCCGCGCCTCCAAGGAGCGCCGCGACGACATGGCCAAGGCCGCGGCCAGGTTCGTTCACCCGATTCTAGGCGCAATAGCCAGCATCCAGGCCCCGCAGGTCATGCCGGACCAGCAGAAGACGATCCAGCATGAGGGTAATGTGGTGCAGATCGACGACCCGGTGGCGGCGGCCCGGCTGTATACGCGGATGATCAAGCAGGTCAGGTAGTCGTTACCGCTTGACGTAACGGCGCGTTACTTTAAGGTAACTCCCCATGAGCGAGGTCACAGAGGCTATTGGGCGGATCCGGCGCGCGATGCCTCGCAATGCCGATGCCATGCTGATCTGCGATGAGCTTGACCGTCGGCTTAGATCAAGCCCGACCGAGACGCCGAAATTAACCCGAGCCGAGATCCAGCGGAACTACCGGATCCGACAGAAGGCCAAGAAGGAACAATCCTGATGCCCGTTCGAATCGCCCGCCGCCGAGCCGGCCCGCACCGCACGCCGAGATCTGCTCACGATGTTCGGGTTCGCGGTGCCGGCTGCGATCATCAATTTACCGGTCCCGGTCAAAGCCGAGGATCGCACGCAGCCAGCCATCACGCCGCGAGATGTCTTTGAGATCTCTCTTGAGACCGCGATCAATGCATTGCCGATGCAATATCGGGATGCCGCGATGAATCCGAGCGGAGTTATGCATTCTCTCCTCGTGGCGAATGCCATGGCGGCGGCGCATGTTTTCTCCTTCCAGCAGCATTTTCTCAGGAGCGTCTGATGCCGTTCGAAGAGCTTGAGACGATCACCCGGGCGAATGCGCCGCCGATGGCGACGATCTCTTACAGCTTGGCCTACAAGGGATCGAAACGGCCAGATAGAGGCGACAGAAAACCGCGCCTCCTCATCACGATCCCGACGACGTTATGCGGGGCCTCAAAATCCGAAACGTTTCGGCTGTTGATCGGAACTGGACCCGATGCCGGAAAGCTCATGATCAAAGGTGATAACGTTTCCCGTGATGGCGGTGTCGCGCCAGCTCAATTGGCGCATTTCTTTCGCTGGAACTTCGGTTTTGTCCCGCGGCTCGGCGATGATCTTTTCGAGGGCGAAAAGCGGCCCGTAAAGAAAATCTCGGATGAGGTATTCGAAATCTCGGTTCCGGTGAGTTGGTTCGAGGGGGCGATCGAGGAAATCCCGTCGATCCTGAAAAAGACCAAGGTGGCGTAATGGACCTGAACCCCTACGACGAGCTCGGCGTGGCGCGCGATGCGACCGAGGCGGAAGTCCGCAAGGCCTATCGCAAGAAGGCCAAGTCGACGCATCCGGATAGCGGGGGAGATCCCGCGGAATGGTCGCGCGTCTGCACATCGCTCGTAGTCCTGACCGATCCAAAGAAGCGCAAGACCTTCGACGACACCGGCCGCATTGAGGAGAATCGCCCGGACAACGATCGCGCGGCCGCGCTGCAGATCATCGAAATGCACATGGGCACGATCTGCAACGAGTTCATCCAGAGCGGCTTCCTGCCCGATCGCGACCCGCGCCGCATTGACGTCATCAAGGTGATTCGCCACAAGGTGACATCTGAGATCGCTGAGGCCAAGGTCGGCATCAAGGGCGGCGAGAAGGTCATTGCGTTCATGCGCGACATGGCGAAGCGATTCACCCAGGCCAAGACGGCTACGGCAGGCGAGCCCGATCCGATCGGTCGCGGCCTCGAGCTACAGATCAGAAACGCCGAGGAGCAGATCGCCGGCATCCGGGCCAATGTGCGCCAGCGCGAGTTGGTCCTGACGATCCTGGATGGCTACCGGTTTGAGATGGATCGGCGCGGCCCCGAAAATCCGATGCGGGAATACAACGAGTATAGCCTCAAGTTCGGGATTTTTCCGTCGTGAAGAAGCCGCGCGCCGACATGCTGACCAAGCCGAGGCGCCAAAGCTATTGCGATGACTGGAGTTGCCCAGCCGCGCGATCCTGCGCGAATCACTTCGGGAGATCGTTAGCATATGCTCGAATGAGCTTTCATCATCCTAAGACCGAACATGGCTCCGGTACGCCATACGATCGGCACGCGAGCGAGGACCGGCAATCATGTTCCGCCTACCGGTTCGATCGACAGAAGGAATGGCTCAAGATCGAGCCGTGGCAGACCTCGCATCGCGAGCCTGGGCTCCCCCAATGAAGAAGCCAGCCGATCGCCCCGAGATGCCAACCCCAAAGCAGCGGCGCCCTTCTCCGCAGCACGCCGGCAATATCCCGAAGCTCTGCTCGAACTGCCAGCACTTCCTGCCGAGCAAGTCCAGCCGATACCGCGGTGACTGCCGCAACGGCATCTCGGGGCGCCTGACCACCGACGCCGGCGAGAAGTGCGAATACGGATTTTACCCGTCGGTTGAGCGGTTCCCGCTGCGCGCCGGGCCCGGGGGCGTCAGGTGAGCGACCGAATCGGATGCTGCATCCCTTTCTGTCGTCGTACTGTAGATGCCGATCGCTTCAAGGGACAGGAAATCATTTGCGGGAAGCATTGGCGGATGGCGTCTCCAACATTCCGCCGGCGACATAGCCGATTATTTCGACGATATCGGCGCCTTTTCGGTGATAATGGATTCTGGCACTTTCCGCCCGGATCTCCAGCCCGACTCGAAGCTGTCAGATTGCATAGGTTGCTTGAAACATTGTGGGAACGCTGCAAGCGCCAAGCAACCGAGATCGCTGCGGGGATCTGATGACGAAGCCGTTTGTCAGGTCCCGCCGGCAGAACGGCAAGCTCTGCACATATTGCGCGCGGCCGATGAGCACCGACGTTCCGCTGCTCTACCCCACACGGGATCACGTCGAGCCGAGGTCCAAGGGCGGCCGCATCCTGGTTTGGGCATGCGCCACGTGCAACCACGTCAAGCGGGACATGACCGAAGAGCAATGGGCGGTGTACCGATTTGAGCATGATTATTGGTGGAGACCGGGCCGGCGCCGAGTGCCTACGAACTGGAGGCCGCATCATCATCGCGAAAATGCCGGCTGCCCAAAGTCTTTCGCCGCCGAGGAATCCAAGTGAACATCCCCAAGATTGAGTACCAGACCGAGAGCCTCCCGGTTCTGGCGATGAACTGGAAACAGCCGGAATATGCGGCGATCTTCCGGGCGCGGCTCGAGAACCTCGAAAAGCTCCGCGAGCATCCGGAGCGATTGCCCGAGCTCAAGATCTATTACGCGGCGCACCCGGCCGACTTCATCAACGACTGGGGTGTAACGCACGACCCCCGCAACGCCGACGTCGGTCTGCCGACGCTGATCCCGTTCATTCTGTTTCCGCGGCAGCGCGAGTGGATTGACTGGGTAATCGATCGCTGGAAGAACCGGCGACCCGGCCTGTGCGAGAAATCGCGCGACATGGGGGTGTCGTGGCTGGCGCTGTCGCTGTCCTGCACGCTGTGCCTGTTCAACGATGGCGTGGCGATCGGGTTCGGCTCGCGCAAGACGGAATACGTCGACAAGATAGGAACCTACAAACCGCTCTTACCGAAGGGGCGCATGTTCATGGAGCATCTGCCCGAAGAGTTCCGCGGCGGGTTCGTCCCCTGGCGCGATGCGCCGTACATGCGCATCACGTTCCCAGAGACCGGCTCCATCATCGCTGGCGAAGGCGGTGATGACATCGGCCGCGGCGATCGAACCACGCTGTATTTTTTCGATGAGGAGGCCCACCACCCGCGCCAGGAGCTCGTAGCAGCTGCTCTATCGCAGACGACCAATTGCCAGATCGGGATGAGCTCGGTCCGCGGCATGAACAACCTGTTCGCGCAGAAGCGCTGGGGCGGAAAAATCGACGTCTTCATTTTCGATTGGCGTGAGGACCCACGCAAAGATGAGGCCTGGTACGAACGCCAGTGCGAAGACTTGGACCCAGTCATCGTCGCCCAGGAGATCGACCGGGACTATTCGGCCTCGATCCATGGTGTGGTCATCCCGGGCCTGTGGGTGCGCGCGGCGATCGACGCCAAGAAAAAGCTCGGCATCGCGCCATCGGGCAAGAAGGGCGTTGCGTTCGACGTCGCCGACGAGGGGGACGACAAGAACGCGATCGCGCGCTGCGAGGGGACCGAGGTCGTCGAGACCGACGAATGGAGCGGCAAAGGCGGCGATATCTTCTCGTCGACGGAATACGTCTTCGATGTCTGCGATGAGAACGGATACCCCGAGTTCCGATACGATGCCGACGGCATGGGCGCCGATGTCCGCGGTGACGCCCGGGTGATCAACGAGCGCCGCGTCAAGAACAAGGCGCGGGTGATTCGGGCGATCGGCTACCGTGGCTCGGAGAGCGTCTATGACCCTGAAGGGATCGTCGAGGGCACCATTGGCTCAGAGGGCGACGCCGGCCGCACCAACCAAGACTATTTCGGGAATCACAAGGCGCAATCGTGGTGGTCGCTACGGAAGCGGTTCCAGCGGACTTATCGCTGGGTCGAGACCGGCGTGACGTGCGCGCCGGACGATATCATCTCGCTGAATTCCGAGAATCCGAACCTGATGAAGCTCGTCGCAGAGTTGAGCCAAGCCACGTACAAGCAAAACGAGGTCGGTAAGATCATCATTGAAAAGAAGCCGAATGGCCGGAAGAGCCCGAACCAGGCCGACGCTGTTGTGATCCATTACGCGCCGATGGAGCAGCCACCGGTCGAGATCACGATGGACATGCTGAGGCAGATCGCGCAGGCAGGCGCACGGAGAAGATAGACATCGAGGATAAATTTCCCCATAATTGTTCGGATCGTCCCTCTATAAAGAATGGTGACCCCACATGTCGATTGCTGAAAAAACCTCGGATGCCTGCATGGAACGAGAGTTGAACCTCTTGGAAGACGGAAAGCTTCCGCCCGACATCTGGATTTCTGATGAAAAATGGTTTCCTTATGCTGTGCCTGGGGCTGTGCATCACATCGAAGTCGCCAACGCTCGACATTGCACGATAAATATGATCACGCCAAGTAGGTCTGATCCATTGAAGAAATACTCTCAATTCTATCTCTCGATGGTTCAGATGGCGAAGAACTTGAAAGACGTCGGACGGCTGAAGTTTCACGGAAGTGCCGAAGGTTGATCACCGATTCGGAATGGCTGGCGATGCTCGATATCTATCGCGCCGACGAGAAGCCGGCGCGGAAATCTGGGAATAGGCCGCGCGCGGCGCTGGACACGGGGGACAAATCTCCCTATATCGTTTGACGGCCCAGACGGTAGCCGACGCACCAAGGCCATTTAGCGGGTAAGTTCGGTGGGACTATCGAGTGCAGCCCCGGCCAGACGAAGGCGACACCGCATTCGATCTCACGCGGTAGAAGACCGCGGACCTCCATGCTGGCGGTGGGCCCTCCAAGTCGCCGCTGGCATGGATCAACGAAGGCGGCCGAGAAAGCGCCCCCAGCTCGGCCGCCTTTTTGTTCCATGTTTCCTCCGTCTAGGAGCTTACGCGCGGAAGGCAAAAGACGGTGCGACACCTGCATAGTGGTGTGGCTTAGGGAAGGACTGGCGGCCTTCGGGTGCGGCCCAGCGGTGGAGAGAACCGGTCCCTGCTATTCATTTCGGAGCTTGTTCGTCATGAAACGGACCCGGAAGTACGTGATCAGACAGAAGCCTAGGCGGCATGTGTCGGTTTCGGTTGCTGCGGCGAAGAAGGGCTGGCGCACTCGGCGTAAGCTCGCGCGGGCGGCGCCGCCTATTCTGCTCCGCCTGCTGGACGAGGTTCAAGCCGAAAGACGACGGGGACGCGGCCTGACCCGCCGGCTTGAATCCATCCGACTTTGCAGATAGAAAAAGAAAGCCCGGCTCGAGTTTGCGACTCGGCCGGGCAAATCCGCAGGCATCCTTGGCAGGGTTTGCGGAAGTTGGTCAGATCTTTGAATAGACGCAAGCATGCTCTTTTTCAAGATCAAAATGTTCAAAAATGTTCAAAAAGTTCAAAGATGCCTGCCAGCCCGGCTATCGCCGATTGAGCCTCGGATCATCCTTCATCGCAAAGCGAGCCTCGCCGTAGAACGGAGCGAGGGAGTAACGGCGAGCGGGAACTTCACCTTCCGACCGCGATCGATTGCCGCCAAGGGGATCGATCGGAAACTGAGGCAAGTACGGCATTTTTGTTTCCTGTTTGCGGGAGAGTGATTCGCAAGCCCGGGCGGCTGGCCCCCGATATCACGGGCACCTCAGCTCTACTCGCTGCCACCCTCGGGGTGGAATGCTTGGTACCTCAACCGCATGGCATAGATGCCGGGTCTTGCGGAAGGACGGCTATGCCTTTAACAGTTCAAAGAATGTTCAAATGTTCAAAGCCGGGGTGATTCGATGGCGCGCGGCGGATTTCGGAAAAACAGCGGACCGAAGCTTGATGCAGATGGAAAGGCATTGAAGCCGTACAAGCGTCGCGATGGGGAAAGTTCAGAGAGTTCAAACGGGGAAAGTTCAAACGTTGTTCAAATGCGTGCGGCCAAGGCTGTGCCGGCCGAGCCAAAGGCCGAAGATGACCCTGCGATCAATCCCCGCGCCTGGGCGATGATGCTCCCTGAGATCGAGGAGATCAGCCGGCGGTATTCGGCGAAGAAAGAGCGGACGTCGGCCGACAACCCGTTCCAACTGCCAGCGTTCCCCAAGGCCGCGGTTCCATCCGATCCCAAGCTGCTGATGGCGCAGGACAGCGCCCTAACGGCAAATCTGGGGTTCGCCTCGAATCAGTGGCTCGCCGGCGGCGATGGCGGGTTCGCCGGCGAAGGGTTCATGTTCTTGGGCTACACCTACCTGTCGGAGCTCGCGCTGCGCCCCGAGTACCGCGTCATGGCCGAGACGATCGCGGATGATGCGACCCGGAAATGGATTGATTTCGACGTCGTTGGCGATGAGAAGACGCAGCAGGAGGACCGCGAGAAGGACCCGGCCGGCTACGACGAGCGCATGGCCGATCCAGACGAGCGCAAGAAGCGCGTCAACGGCGCCGGCAAGACGGACAAGGTCAAGGCGCTGCAGGACGACCAGCTGCGCCTGGCGGTCCGCGACCGCTATTACGAGCAGGCGCGCAACGGCGGATTCTTCGGCCGCAGCCATCTCTTCCACGACATCCGAACCAACGATTCGGACGACATCAACGTCGAGGAGCTCAAGAACCCGATCGGGAATGGCCGCGACGCGCTCAGCAAGACCAAGGTTCCGATAGGATCGTTCAAGGCGCTGAAGACGATCGAGCCCATGTGGGCCTACCCGCTGATGTACAACGCCGCATATCCGTGGCGCCAGGACTGGTACAATCCGCAAGTCTGGTACGTGAACGGCCAGGAGTTTCACGGCTCGCGGTTGCTGACATTCATTCCGCATCCGGTGCCGGACATGCTCAAGCCGGCCTACGCGTTCGGCGGGCTCAGCCTAACCCAGATGGCGAAGCCGTATGTCGACCGCTGGGTCACCACCGTCTCGAGCGTGAACGCGCTGATCCACTCGTTCTCGGTCATGGTTCTCGCGACCGATCTGTCGACGCTGATGCAGCCAGGCAACATGGCCGCACTGATGGCGCGCCTCGCGATGTTTAATATGTTGCGCGATAATCAGGGCGTTTTTGCCATCAACAACAAGACTGAGGACTTCAAGAACGTCTCGGCCTCGCTGGCCGGCTTGCACGAGCTCCAAGCGCAAAGTCAGGAGCATATGTGTGTTCAGGCCGGAACCCTAATCGAGACGGACCGCGGTCCAGTCCCGATTGAGGGCATGACCACAAATGATCAGGTGTTGACCCGTAATGGCTTTGCTTCTATCAACTGGATAGGAGTTACCGGGCACGTCGACACTTTGATCAGAATCGAGGCTGGCGACTCCATTATCTCGGTCACGAAAGAGCACCCGATATGGTCGGAGACAGCCGACGATTTTGTCGCTGCGAAGAATGTGAATCCTTCCCACCGCCTCTTCGTGCTCGAAACCGTAAGCCCGGGAAATATGGGTCGTCCATCGCTTGGCGAGGTCGATGGTGGTGGCATACGAAAGAGGGCTATTACCGCGGTCCTATCCCGGACGGCTATGAAATCCATCATGGCGATGAGGATGGCACCAACAACGAATGGGGCAATCTTGAGTTGCTCACCTATTCAGAACATCAGGCTCGCCACATTCGGATTGGATTCAACGTCTACGATCGAACATACGCGAAAAAATGCGTGGTTTGCGGCGATGGTTTCACGAGCGTTTTCGTGGGTGAGAGATCTCGGTATTGCTCTCAATCCTGCAAATCAAAAGCCCTCAAAATTCGACGTGGCTGGAAACCTAGGCGGGATCCGAAGCGGTGCGAATGTTGCGGAGATATGTTCACGCCAATACGTAAAAGCACCACTAGATTTTGTTCTGACAGATGCTATCAGCGCGACGGATACCGGAAACGCCGTGGCTCACTCGACAAGAGATGCCTCCATTGCGGCGGGAAATTCACCCCAAAGCGAATCGATTGCAGATGCTGTTCTCCTGCGTGCAACCGCTCGCTCATTAACCAAAATCGGCGCGTTCAACGTGCCGCGACAGCCCGTCTATAACATCTCAGTTGCGAACGGATTTTTGCCAGAATTCTTCGCCAACGGAATCCTTGTTCATAATTGCTCCGTCAATCGGATCCCGCTCGTCAAGTTCACTGGAATCCAGCCTGCTGGGCTGAATGCATCGTCGGAAGGCGAGCTTGAGTGTTATGACACTACCATTGAGGGCTATCAGGCGCGCGTCCTCGACGGCAACCTGAGAACCACCATTAACCTCGAGCAACTCTCGTTGTGGGGCGAAATAGATCCGGAAATTACGCACCGATGGGAAAAGTTGCGACCGATTACGGAAGCCGAGCGCGGCCAGAAGCAAAAGGACGACGCGGACACCCGTGAGAAGTACGTCGACATGGGTTCGTTCTCGCCGCAGGAGATCCGCAAGATCGCGATCGAGGATCCGGAGTTGCCGTTTGGGGGGTTGGATCCGGATGACGTTCCGAAGCCGCCGGCGGAGGAGGGCCTGCTCGGGCCTGGCGCGGGCGCCGCGGCGACCGAGTTCGAGAAAGAGGCCAGCGGCCAGGGCGGCGACAAGCCCGACAAGGGAGGCGGGGCTAGCGATGCCGTCCTCCCTTTCCTCGCGGGCGACGCTGAGTTCGTGGAATCGGACCACCCGCGCGCGCCAGACGGCAAGTTCGGAAGTGGCGGGGGAGCATCAGCGCCGGCCGAGCATCCCCATGGGAGCACGCCGAAATTCCACGCAATGGTCACCAAGCACAAGATTCCAGAGGCGGCCAGTGAAGTCGCTAAGTCGGCGCGCGCGCTCAAACAGAAGCAAAGCACCGTTGCCAAATACGCGAAGTACATCACTTCCCTCAACGAGAAGGTGGACGAGATTACGAATTCATCCTCTTCGCCGGATCAGCTCATCTCGTTGCGCGACTTGGCTGAGGCTCCGACACCCGACGAAATTAACGATTTCGCGCGCGGTCTGGTCCGTGAGGGCAAGGTCAAGGACGTCCTTGGATTCGAGGACGATAAGGATGGATTCAAGGACTTGATGGAGGAGCTCAGCCCGCAGGAGAAGCAAGACCTGATGATGCTCAAGGGGCGGCTGGAGGCGCTTTACCCGAAGGCATTCGAAGCGGCAAAGGAGACCCGTAAGATCGCGCTCGAGACCGAGAAGGCGATGAAGGTCATGCGGAAGCGGATCGACAAGTCGCCATCGTATGACGATTTCGATGACCCCGACGATATCGAGCATCTCTATGCTGACCAGATGGCTACGCTCTTTGATCAGGACCCGGAAGACCTCGATGATCTGATCGGCGTCACGAGCTATCTCGCTGATGAGCCAATATCGGCCGAATATGCCGAAATCCTCCACGGTCAGAAGGAGGACATCGACGAATCGGCCGCCGAGCGGCGACGGTTCGACGCGCTCTCAGAAGAGGAGCAGGCGGAGGAATTGGCGGAAAAGGCCGAGAAAGAGCGACTAGATAAGGCGATGGAGGACAAGCACCGAGAGTTGACCATCGAAATCGCCATGCGAGACGGCTGGAAACCGGAATTCAATGACATCGGCAGCGTGACGAATCGGCCTGAGAGCGTGAAACAGGTCGCGTCATCGCCGACCAGCATCGGGAAGATGTACCGATTCCTGAAGGCATCCGGCGTTGAGATCCCAGAGGCCGGGAAGCGATTCCTGGATTGGTGAGGATCAGCGAGGCTTGATTGAGGTCATTGCAGCGCGGCCGATATACTCGGCATAAGCCGGTGGGATCGCCTGGGTGATCTCGCGCCAGTTCATCCAATCGATGCCCATGGCATCGCGAGCTTCGCCGATCGATCGTGCCCTCGGGATTCTGTAACCGTCCCCGAAGTGACCTTGCGGATGCTCGCCATATACTCCCACGAGCCGCTTGCCGCGGCACGAGCATTTCTTCCATATGCAGCAACCGAAGCTAGTTTCGAAGAGCCGATGGCGGCGAACGCCAAGGCCGAAGTGGGTACCGCATAGCGTCATCGCGTTGCGCAGAGGCGCCCCGATCACGTTCTCGATCACGGTCATCGGGCATGCGGCCAGCAATTTCCGCACATCGGCAATCAGCGAAACATGGGAATTATCGTTCCACGAAGCGTTGAATCCGACATGCGCCTGACATGGAGGGCTCGCCCATACCAAATCGAAACGCTGTAAATCGAATGGCAGCCGAAGCGCGTCGGCCTGCACGAATCGGAACGGATAAGCAGGCTGCGGTTTACTGTCGACGCCGATCAAGTCGAATCCGGCCCGATGCAATCCCATGGATGCACCACCGGCGCCGCAGAACAGATCAAGAGCAATAGGCCTGTGGTTCACAGCAGGTCCTCTTTCCTGAGCTTCCCGGCGATCAGCAGCTCAATCACCTTCGCAACGAGCTTCGGGACTGGACCATCGCCGGCTGCGATTCGCTGCGCCTGCCGGCGGCCGATCCCGAAATACAGGGCGGCGCCGACGATCGTGATGCCGAGGCTTTTCAGGGCGGCGCGGTATTTGGCGGGGGTCATCAACTCAGGATCTCGGTGAGGACCGAGGCCAGCGGGACGGGCGGCAAGCGATTGTCATACAGAAGCTTGCTGGTATCCAAGAAGCCCGTGAATGCGTCGAACTTGTTGCTGAGTGGCTGATCCCAGACGCGGCCGTTATAGGAGATGTGCCCGATGGTCTCGGTGGTGCCAGCGATATAGACGTTGACTGGGCGGAAGGTGGAGCATCCCTCGCCGCTCTCGTCTCGGATCTCGCAGTAGCATTCCGATAGCCACTTCAGATCGCCTTGGTGCATTTCACCGCGGATATTGGCGTAGAATTTGGTCATGGTGTGATCCTTCAGTTCGCTGTTACCAGCATGAAGATGGCGTAGAGCATTGCGACGGTGACGGAGGCGGCGAGGAGGTCCATCACTTGGCCTCTTCGAGATTTATTGCCGCTCGCAGTTCCTGTTGGAACTTGTACAGTTCAAAAAGGGCATGGCCTTCTCGGCTTTCATAGCCGTAATTGCCAGGAGCGCCGAACGCTGCATGGATCTGCAGGATTTGCAAATCCGCCTTTCTGGCTGCTTCAAGTAGGGTCATCGGTGCCATAATGCGCTCCCGTTTCGATGACCAAACCATACGCCCTCCCGAGAATACGTCAATAGGTCGCATCAATAAATCGTAGATATTTATCCCCGATTGTGCAATATGGGCGGAACGGCGATAATGACCGAATGGAGGTTCCAATGACCGACCCAGCAATCCACGATGAGGCCTCGCGCCAGGCGAGCGGGCCGGCCGACGCCATCCGAGACGCGCACGACAATCTCAAGGCGGGGATTGAGATCATGGGATGCGTTCATGACATCCCGCCCCAGATCCACAAAGCCATGCACGCGCTGAGCTATGCGGTGAAGGCGGCCGCCGCTCTGCCGACAGCTCCAGAACCCGGTTGGTTGCAGCCGGCGTTGGATTCTGCGGCTAAACGGGCCAATGCAATGCCGGATTGGATGGTTAGGCGAGATGCTGCTCCTCCCGCGGTGAAGATGTCGGCTGATGCGCCAACATTCCAGCGTCGCGCTCAGGATTGGATGATGGCTACGTTCTCCATGGAAGTCTGTCGCGACACCATCGAGCGCAATCACCGCTTTCTTGAAGAGGCGCTTGAGCTCGTACAAGCTCTTGGATGCACCGCCAGTGAGGCACATCAGCTTGTCGATTACGTCTATGGCCGTGACCAGGGAGAGGTCAACCAGGAGATCGGCGGCGTCATGGTGACATTGGCCGCGCTGTGCTTGGCGAACGATCTTGATATGCATCAGGGGGGCGAAACCGAATTGGCGCGCGTCTGGACCAAGATTGATCAGATCCGGGCGAAGCAGGCATCGAAACCAAAACATTCTCCGTTGCCTCAGACAGCCGACGCCAAGGCAGAGCCGCTGCGGAGCAATAACGTTTTGATGCGTGATATAGCGGACACATTCGAAAAGGTCCGTATCGTACTTCGTTGGACAGTGAAAAATGCGCGCAAGGTCGGCCCCATGTATAGTCACGCCAATACTGCGATGTGGGCGCTAACCGAAACCGAAAAGAAACTGATTTCCATTCTCGCCGCCCCTCCCGCCGTGGACAGAGCCGCGCTCGCTCAGGCAATTCGCAAAGCACTCATTGAAAACTGGCGAGAAGACCTAGGGGCCAAGTGGGACGAGGATGTGCTGCTCACTGGCTGCCGAAAGGTTGGCGGCGGGCGCGGCTATCAAAACGCCGAGGAAGCAGCCCAAAATCTGGCATTGGATGCCGCTGATGCTGTCATCAAACTCCTGCCAACAGACGTGGACAGAGTGGCGGTGATCGAGGCGGGAAAACAAGCGAAATTCAGAGGTAGCGAAGGAGGATGGTTCGGGGTTACACCAGACCATAATAATCCGGATTCGTTCGAATATCGCACCATCTACGCCCTCGCCGATGCCAAGGGGGATGGGAAGTGAGCGAAGAACAGAAAGATGCAATCTACGCGGCATATCTCGGAATATGCGTTCTAAAAACCATGTTTCGCAGGGTCGGACTAACGTTAGGTCAGCAACGCTCTGCAGATTTGCTGACTGAACTGAGCGACACCTTCCCATGGCTCGCTGAGCGAGTGGCGCTTTCCGCACTTCGCTCTGCCGATGGAGACAAAAAGTGAGACACTGGCCGCCAGAGCCGGCGGCGCTGGCTATCTGTTACGGGAGGGCATGGTGAAAATTGCAGGAGATTGGCCGATGATCCTTCCCCGCCGCCAGTTTCTCGCTGGCTTGGCTACTACTCTGGCGGCTCCTGCGATCGTGCGGGCTGATTCGTTGATGAAGCTGCCAAGGCCTTCATTGATACGGATGGGCCAAATATCGGCCACCATCCGCACGAAGATGATCCCACCTCAAATGACCGCCAAAGAAGCTCACGAATGGCTTCACAATGCCCTTCAGCATGCGCTTTTTGAGGCCATGCAGACCAAGGGGCCGATTCGTCACTCCAATTCCGGGTGGGATATTCTTCAGGCCGCGGCAGAATCTGCAATGAGCGGCCTGCCTCCAACCTACAATGTAGAGGTCACCGTCAGGTGAGGGCAGCCAAGGGAAAAATACTGCGGCCCGTACATCCCAATGTCGGCGTGTCGGTTGAGTACCGCCGCCGCCTCGACGACCTGATTGCAGATATGCAGGCATCCTACGAATTCTGGCTGACCGCGGCCTACCGCGCGAATCAGCCCGAGATCGCCCAGGACAAGGCGCCCGACACCGGCGCGCCGGCGCGCGTGACCGCGGTACAGGCCGAGATCGGCTCGCGGAATGTGGTGTGGCTGGCCTACGTCGACGGGCGGCCGCTAATGGACCGCCGCGGCGCGCTGCGGACGTTCCGGAGCCGGGATGCGGCTGAGACCGGAGGGTTGCGCAGCAGCGGCCTGAACATGGTCCTGACCAAGCCGGTGCCGCTCGGTGGGCGCCTTGATCCGGTGTCGCTGGCGAACCTGCCGGTCGAGTTTACCCCCGCCCAGAACCTGCAGGAGACCATCGACAAGCTCGGCGCGCGATGGGAGGCGCGATTCGACGAGGCTGCGCCGAAGCTCGCCCGGTGGTTCGCGCAGACCGCCGGCAAGCGGTCCGATGACGGGCTCAAGAAGGTGCTGCGGGACGGCGGAATGTCGGTGCGGTTTGACATGACCCCGGTCATGCGGGATGTCATGCACGCGACGGTCGCCGAAAATGTTTCTCTGATCAAGTCGATCGGATCGCAGTACCACTCAGAAATCACCGGGATGGTCATGCGCTCGGTCTCAACCGGACGCGATGTCGGCGGTCTGACCCGCGAACTCGAGCAGCGGTTTGGCGTCACGCGCCGGCGGGCCGCCTTGATTGCGCACCACCAAAACAACCTAGCAACGAGCAGCTTCGTTCGGGTCAGGCAGATTCAAGCGGGGCTGCAGGCTGTATGGCTGCATTCGCATGGTGGGAAGGAGCCCCGCCCTACGCATCTTGCCAACTCCGGCAAGACCTATGACCCGGCCAAGGGCTGGTTCGATAGCGACCCCAAAGTTCGGAGGTTCATCTGGCCTGGCCAACTCATTAACTGCCGATGCGTGAGCCGCACGGTTGTTCCCCGTTTCTCATAGGAGGCTTTTCAATGTTCAAGATGGCAGTAGCAGTTGCGGCGACCATGTGGGTGTGCCTGTCTATCTTCCTCGTAGAGGCGTATGTTCATCGCGCTCAGGCCCGCGATGACGGCCGCTACGCCGGATCACCGCTTAAGCCATGGTTCGACCACCTCTCAAGCGGCAAGGGGCTCTGCTGCAGCGATGCAGACGGTACCGCGCTTTCCGATGTCGACTGGGATTCCAGGGACGGGAAATATCGCGTACGCATTGATGGCGATTGGTACGACGTTCCGCCCGATGCGGTAATCACCGAGCCCAACCGCGCCGGTCGGACGATGGTGTGGCCATTTCCGATGTGGGATGGCACCAAGCACGGGTATGGAATCAGATGCTTCATGCCAGGGAGCATGACATGAGCGACGACCGATATCCCAAAGCCCGAGAAGAACTCGAGGTCGAGAACCGCGAACTCCGCGCGGCCGTGGCGCGCCTTCAGGCCTCGGTCGGATCGCTGCAGGCGACGATCATCGCCAGAGAGACTGAGATCGGCAACCTGCGGCATCCGAAGCCGGCCCCGCGCGTGCTGGACAAGAACGCGAAGGACAGGTTCGATCGGCCGGCGTATTCGGCACGGAGGTACCCGCTATGAGCGACGCGAAGGTGCGATTTGAGACGCTGGAATACGAGGCCGCCACGGTTGGCCAGGAGCAGACTTTCGGATTCAACTGTCCGATCCACGACCGGCGCTGCGAGGGGCTCGTGATCGCCGGAAAGACAACGCTTCCGCGCGATCCGCAGGGCCAGAACGGAGGTATCGCGCAATGGGATTGGGATGGCCAGCGCGAGCACCCAACGTTCACTCCGTCCGTCAATTGCGGCAAATGCTGGCACGGCTACATCCGCGCCGGGCGCACGGTCGATTGCCAGGGCCACGATGAGCCAGATATTCCGAGGACCAGCACATGACCGCCCCGGCTAGATGCGCTATCCAGGTTTCCAAGATGGATGTCGGATTCTTCTGGTGTCGCGTCGCGACGATCCCGGGTGTCAGCGAGGCCGAAGCTGAAGCTTTCCAATCTCGGACCCTGGTCGGAGAGCGGCTGCTCGAGGTCGAGCGCTTGGTGATCGAGGCGCGCGAGGCCCTGTTTCAGGCCACGGTCCCAGGCGCTCAGGACTGGATGCCGACGAAGCGATCGATGAACTGACGGGAACTTTTGTTCCTGCGGCGAATTGGCTCAGTTCACCGGAGGACTACGCTATGTCCTGCTTTTCTCTCGATTTTATGGAGCGTGTGTGCATCCTGGTCGTCATCTGCATGGGCTTGTGGGCGATCATCAAGCTGTTCCTGCCTTTCCTGATGGCGCACTTGCCGCCACTCGTCGTTCAGATCATCAACATCGTCATTTGGGTCGTGATCGCGATCATCTGCATCGTCATCATCTTCGCGCTGCTGTCATGCCTCGTCGGCGCCATGGGAGGGCTGGGCGGATTGAGCCATCCCTTTCGCTGAGAACGGCCAGGAGTGCATCGATACCCAAAGCGACGCGCCAGATTGCATTCCGCCGATCCCGAAGGGACCGAGGTCGATTTGTCGTGGATGTTGATTGCGGTATACCGCCGAAGGCGTAGGCTGCGCTCGGTGATTGGACTGCCAGAGCTCCTTGGCCCCGGTTTTGAACCCGGGGCCTTTTTCTTGCGTGGAACCTCGCCGCCGTGATAGAGGCGATGATGCTCTCACTCGCCCCGAACGCTGCCATCCCCGCCGGCCTCCGCCGCAAGACCGCCTTTGATGCATCGGGGATCACCAAACATGCAGCTGGGGTGCTGTTTGTTGCGCCGGATGGCGATATCCTGCTGCTGCGCCGCACCGGGACGCCAGGCCAGGACAACTTCGTCGGGCATTGGTCCCTGCCGGGCGGCGGCGTCGAGGAGGGCGAGACACCCGAGATCGGCGCAGCGCGCGAGGCCAAGGAAGAGATGGGCGTCGACACCGACCCCAAGAGCTTCAAGGTCCTCGACCAGAAGGTCACCCCAACCGGGATGGCGTTCCACACTTTCGCCCAGCCGGTCGAGAAGAAATTCTGGCCGCAACTGAACGACGAGCACAACGGCGCCGGCTGGTTTCCGCTGAGCGAGTTGCCGAGGCCGATCCACCCCGCGGTCGAGGCGATGCTCAAGAGCAAGCTCGGCGATGACCTGGGCGGCGCGCGCGACGGGCTGGTTGCATGGTCGAAACTTGCCGATGAAGAGGCCGAACGCGGCCGTGCGGCAGACGCTTGCCCGACCTGCGGCGGGACTGGTGAGCTCGCAGGCCCTGGCTGCAAGTGCGAGGACTGCGGCGGGACCGGAAAGAAACTCGGAGCGACTGATTCGGTCTTCCTGATCGCCATGGACCGGGACAGCGTCCGATCCTTCGACCGTGATGGCCGCATGCGGGTTGCCATTGCCAATCTGAGCAAAGAGCAGATCAGGCCCTATGTCGGTCGAGAAATTCCCGGCTGGGATGACGCAACCCAGACCCACAAGTTGGGATTGGATCCGGACAAAATCTACAATCTCTATTGTCCTGGTGAGGAATTGGAAAAAGCGGCAGAAACCTTCAATGGGATTCAGCTTCTCAAGAAGCACACGCCGGTGAATGCAGAGGATCATAAAAAAAACGACATCATTGGGACGACCGGAACGAATGCGAAATTCAATTCTCCGTTCTTGCAAAATAGCTTGGTTGTTTGGACGCAAGAAGGAATCGACCTCATCGAATCCGAGGAGATGAAGGAATTGAGTTGCGGGTATTTTTATGTACCGTTGATGAACCCTGGTGTTTTCAAGGGAGAGCCTTTCGACGGAATCATGACGCAACTATCCGGCAACCATTTAACGATTGTCGGCGATGGTCGAGCTGGATCGGAATGTCAGGTAGAGGATTCTGCCGTAGAATTGCAGTGGGCCGCGATCGAGCGGGCAATGATGGACATGACGACATGATCGACGCCCGCGCCATCCGAATTTCCCTCAATCTGACACAAGAACAATTCGCAAAGCGCTTCAGCCTGAATTTGGCTACGATACGCGAATGGGAGCAGCATCGTCGCGAGCCCACGATGCATGCAAGAGTCCTTCTCGCCATCATCGCGTACGCTCCCGAAGTCGTCGATCAGGCGCTTCGAGGCGGCTAATAATCTGACGCACTATCAGATTTTCCCAAAATAAGCGAAAGATTGCGGCATCAATCCCCGAATCCTCCGAGGGAGATGAGTGGGTAAGCTCGGTGACGAACTCCGGAAAAAGTACAAAACGCCCCGGGAAGCCCTGCGGGCGCTTGGCCTTGATGAAGCCCTACTCGACATCTCCCGCCTCGCTTATGATGGAGCAAATCCGATGAAGGCAACCAGGTTCGGCGCGGTCGCGCTCTCGATGACCGCGGCGCACGTCGCGCCGCTTCTGGCGATGGACCAGAAGGTGGTCCTGCCGAAGGATCTGTTCGCTCCCCTGACGACCAAGAACTTCAAGGCCGGCCGCGACAAGCTTCTGGCCGGCGTCCGTCTGGCGCTGGACGGCAAGCTGCGGAAAGGCCTCGCCCTCGACGGCAGCATGCAGAACTTCGCCAAGGCGATCGACGCCTTCAACGAGAACATGAGCGGCGCCGGCGTCGACGAGGAGGCCCCGAAGCCCGAGGAGATGGAGAACGCGGCCACGGTCGGCCCGCTCGACGTCACGGAGCCCCGCAAGGAGCCCGGCGAGAAGGGCTTCGATGCCGAGCCGTTCAAGAACTTCCTCCGCGAAAAGGGCATGGGTGAGGACGACATCATGAAGGCGTGCGACATGATGCCGAAGTCCGACATCACCGGCGACGCCGAGGAGACCCCGGAAGAAAAGGCCGCCCGGGAGAAGAAGGAAAAGGATGCCGCCGCAGCAAAGGACGCCGAGATGAAGGACATGGTCAGCAAGCCGGCGATGGATGCCGCCCTCAAGGCTCAGGCCAGCGAATTCCAGAAAGAGTTGACCAAGGTGCGCGACAACGAACGCGGCGTCCGCGCGGCAATCGCCGAGGTCCATCCCTGGGTCGGCGAGCTTCCGGCGACCATGGCGTTCGATACCGCCGCCGACGTCCACCGCCACGCGCTCGTGATGCGCGGCGTCGATGGCGCCAAGACGCTGCACGCCGATGCGCTGTTGCCGATCCTGAAGACGTTGCCGAAGAACGGCGCCCGGGCTCCCGAAAACAACGGCGGTGGCGAGCATATTGCCATGGATTCATCCGACCGCGCTGCGGTTGTCGCTCTGGCTCCCGATTTCGCCAACATCTCGACCACGCTCTGACCGCGTAGCGAAACGGACTTTTTATTAATTCCGGGGTTCGCCCCCATCGACGAAGGAGTCAAATCATGAGCGGAACGGGCGGCTGGCAGGTCCAAGTGGCCGTGCAACCTGCGGCATTTATTCCAGGCAATCGAACGAGTGTGAATCCGCTCTTCAGTTTCGATGCCGGCCCTGGCGGGCTGGTATCTGGAGCGTCGCTCTTCGTCGGCCGTTTCGCGTGGGTGACCCCGCCGCTGGATCCGAACGGTGGCCCGACCATCGCGAACAGCTTCGGCAACGGGCCTCCGAATGGCTTCCTGCTTGGCGTGCAGCAGGCACTGAACACGACGTTCCTCTCAAATGCCGGCTTGCAAGTCCAACCAGGCGCTCAGACGGCGCTGCAGATCGCCGGCGACTTCGCAGTTCAGAACGACGGTACTACCGAGGCTGAGTACGGCCAGAAAGCATTCGCATTCGTTGCTACCGGCAAGGTGGCGTTCGCACCGACCGGGACAGCCTTCGGTGGCGCCTCGGCGACGACCAGCACCATCGCTCCGGCCACGTTCTCGGTGACCGGTTCGATCTCCGGCAATATCATGACGGTCACGAACGTCGGTTCTGGCACCGTCACACCTGGAGCTGCAATTTCCGGCACTTCGATACCGACCGCACCGGCTCCGCTGATCGTGGCCCAATTGACTGGAACTCCCGGAGGAGTGGGAACATATTCCCTTAACGTGGGTGAGATCACGGCCGCATCAGAGACGATTTCAGGCACCTATGGAATCCTGACCATCGGTACCGCGACCGGAACATTCGCGGTGGGGGATGTGCTTACTGGCCCGACTGTCGTGGCTGGCACCACGATCACCGCCAATATCACGGGCACGGGCGGCACGGGCGGAACGATGGCCGTGAATCCGACCCAAACCGTCACATCGAATACGATTGTAGCCAGCCTCGCGGTCGAAACCGCCTTCTACGCGCGCTCGACTGGCCTGCCGCTCGAGCCCGTGAAGATCAGTTCGTTCAAGGACGCCGGCGGTAACTGATAGGGTTGTCACTTTTTGACGTCTCGTTTGAGGCGGATTGAAACGGGAAAGCAGGAGCTTCATCGATGGACCGGAACCAAGCAATCGCCGAGTTTAACAAGGTGAGGCACGTCCTTAACCACGAGGGCGGGGTTATTTTCGATGGCGCCCGAATGTTCATTCCCGATGAGTGGAAGAACACGGGGGACAAGTCGCTCAGACAAATGGCGTTCGATGCCGCCGGCACCTTGGGCACCGATCCGAATGCGGCGCTCCCCGCGATGCTCACCACCGGCATCAGCCCGGATGTGATCCGGTTCGTATTTGCCCCGCTGCAGATCGCCAAGATCCTCGGTGGTGAGCGCAAGGTCGGCGACTGGCTGATGGAAACCTACATCTTCCCGGTCATCGAGGAGAACGGCGAAGTTTCCAGCTACGACGATTATTCGAACAACGGCCGCACCGGCATCAACTTCAATTACCCGCAACTCCAGTCCTATCTGTTCCAGACCTTCGTCAACTACGGCGAGCGGGAGACCGAGCGCGCCGGCTTGATGCGGATCAACTACGTCGGCGAACTCACCAGCGCTGCGGCCGGATTGCTCAATCGATTCGGAAACCTCGGATATGCCTTCGGCCTGGCTGGCCTGCAGAACTACGGCTTGATCAACAACCCGTACCTCTCGGCGTTTTTGACGCCCGCCATCAAGGCGTGGGGCGGGACATCATGGTTCAACGCCGGCTCGCCGGCCGCAACTGCCAACGAGGTCTACAACGACATCCTGGCGGTGGTCGAGCAGATCATCAATCAGACCAACAGTGCGGTTGAGATGGACTCGCCGATGACGCTGGCGCTATCGCCGCAGTCGCAACTTGCCCTGGAATTCGCGAACTCGTTCGGCGTCTTCGTCAAGGATCTCCTGAAGCGCGGCTTCCCGAACATGAAAATTGTCCCCGCGCCGCAGTACGGGCAGAAAACCACCAACAACACCCAGGGCGATTCCGCCATCGGGAACGTGTTTCAGATCATCGTCGATAACATCGATGGCGGCAAAGTCGCCTATCCAGCCTACAACGAGAAGCTCCGCGCACACAAACTGATCCCGCAGGCCTCAAGTTGGCTGCAGAAATACACGAGCGGGATCTTCGGAACGGTTTGCCGCATGCCAGTTGGCATCGCCGGCATGCTCGGAGTTTAGCGTTGCAATAATGATTGGGGTGATGTAAGACACCCGAATGAACGCAAAAACCGGTACCGACAAAACGTGCCCCGCTTGCGGGGCATTGTTTTATGTGCAGGCCCATCGCGCCACGGGGGCCAAATTCTGTTCAATGAAATGCCTTTGGGCCGGGCGCCGCCCGCGCCCTGGGCCAGAGCTTCCCGTTACTCTGGTCTGCGCCAATTGTGGGAAGGAATTTCCTGTTCGACCTTATCGCAAGGATATTGCCAAGTTCTGCTCTCCGCGATGTGGTGCGCTTTTCAGTGGCGACAAACTAAAAAAGGCGAGAGCAGCAAAGCGAAGGCCAGGCGTAAAAACTTGTTCAAAGTGTAAAATCGAGAAACCGCACTCCGATTTCTGGAAACACTCCACGAGTTCTGACAGGATGCGCGGCGTCTGTATTCCGTGCCGTCAATCCGTTCACGATCAATGGATGGCTGCAAACCCTGGAAAGAAATTGGAGGCGGATCGTCGCTATTATGCAGAACATGCCGTTCAATTGAACGAATCCTCTCGGGCCAAATATGCTGCGAATCCAGAGCCTTTCTCCGAGCGTAACCGGGCGTGGCGCGCAGCTAACCCAGAAAAGGTAACGGCATCTAATATTCGAAAGCGGGAAAAGCACGGCGATAAGTTGCGCGCTGGAAAGCGTGCGCATTACCGGAAAAACAGCGCCATTTATAAAGCCCGAGCCGTTGCAAGGATGAAGCACATTAAGATCGCGACGCCGCCGTGGGCCGACATGGCGAAGATCTTCGCGATCTACGCCGAGTGCGAGCGCCTGACGAAAGAAACCGGTATTCCGCATCATGTCGACCACATTTACCCGTTGCGGGGAAGAACGATGTGCGGACTCCACGTCGAGGGAAATCTGCAGATCCTGCACGCCGTTGTAAATCTGAGGAAATCGAATAGAGTTCACGGAGACGATGGGGTGCCAGATTATTCCCTTCCAGGTGAAAATTGTGTATGAAGCCTTCGAGGGCTTCATGACAGAGGGAAGAGATCATGTCGACACTGACGGCCAAGCAGAAGCGAGCGGAGCGTGAGGATCGTCTGCGGGCCGAGGGCGCCGCGCAGGCCCGGGCCGAAATGGCAGGCACCGCTCCACGCGAATCCAATGGCCCGACATCCGAGCAAATCCAGGCGCTGAATCAGAAGGCGTTCGCTGATCCTGGCGCCGTTGCGGCCGCCTCCGGGGGTGTCGCGCAGCCCCAGCGCGCTGGCGCAAAGGTAATCGTCGCCTGCAAGATCGGCGTGCCGTACGTCAACCTGCAGCTTTGCGAGATGATCGAGGTCAACGAGGAGACGCAGACTGGATCACGGAAACGGATGCAGGCTCGGCGGACCGGCTCGGTGGTCCGGCTTCGCGGCACGGCCTATCCTCGAGGCGCGAAGCCATCGGAATTTCCCGACCCTCCGGTCATGGTCGGCGGCGCCGCGCTCAACTACGGGATCGACAAGGACTGGTTCGATCAATGGCTTGACCAGAACAAGCGCAGCGCGCTCGTGATGAATGGGTTGATCTTCGCCCACGAAAAAGAGGATATGGTGCGCGGGCAGGCAACCGAACAGGCATCCATTTTGAGTGGCCTGGAGCCGATCAATCCGAAGTCGGATCCGCGCATCAGGGCGTTCGCCAAGCCCACCCGGGAAGAGGTCAGCGATGTTGAAACCAGACCAAGAAAAGGCGTCTAGCGAGGTGCAGCCGGAACGGAAGATGGTGCGCATCGCCTGCCGCATCCCGAACGGTGTCGCAATCCGTCTCTCGAAAGTGGGTTGGGATGACGGCACAGGCGTCAAGCCGACGGTCCATGATGGTCCCGGCATCCGGCTTAACGGCCCTTCCCCGCTGCACACGGGCGCCGGCAACACCAGCCCGGAAGATCTTGAGCCCGGGATCACGGACGTCGATGCGGAATGGTGGGGCAAATGGCTGGCGCAGAACAAGCTGAATCCGGCCGTCGAACTCAAGCAGATCTTCCTCCTCGAGGAGGACACGAAGCCAAACCCTACGCTGTGACCTTCGCGGAGACGCTCGCGAAGAGTCAGGAACTGGACCGCGTTCTGGCGGCGCCTTTGAAGGATGGACGGATGCCTCAGGAGATCGGTGGGAAGCGGTTGGCGGGGGAGCTCGGCGCGATGTTTTCCCAGATCCAACAGGTGGTGGACAAGGCCAAGCTCGGCGTGGCGGCGGCCGCGTCGGAGTTGATGGAGGAGGTTCGCGGCGTCGAGGCGATTGAGAAGGCAGTGCGATCGGAGACCGCCGCAGTGCGCGCGTTCAAGGCACAGATGCTCGGCGACAACGCGCTGGCCGGCGAGAACGAGGACAAGGCCGAGCAGGAACCCAAAGTCACCGGTCAGGCTGCGGAATGACAACGCCAGCGATCACATTCGTTTTCACGGATTGGACCGCGCAATTCGGCGAGTTCTCGGCTGTGAACCCGGTGGCGGCGCAGGCGTGGTTCAACCGGGCCACCAATTTCTGCAGCAACGATACCTGCAACCCGGCCTATCAGCAGGATCCGACCGGCGGGATACTGACGGGGCTGCTCTACCTGCTGACGGCACACATTGCCTGGCTCAACGCGCCGCGGGATGCGTTCGGCAATCCGGCAGCGACCGGCCAGCCGGCCCCGCCGATCGTGGGGCGAATCAATACGGCATCGGAAGGCTCGGTCTCTGTCGGCGCCGATATGGGCGACGCAAATGAGGGCTCCCCGTCGCAGGCCTGGTACATGCAGACGAAGTACGGCAGCGAGTTCTGGTACGCCAGCGCAACTTACCGGACCGGGTTCTACGTCGCCCAGCCGACGATCCTGCCTGAGAATAGCCTGTTTTTCCCGTATGGACCCCGCTGGCGCGGCGGATATTGAAGGAGACTGAAATGAGAATCGATTGGTCAGTTGCGGATGAATCCATCCGATTTATTCGGTTTCAAGCCACCAACGTGACCTTATCGTTGCGTGATCTTGACGAGCTTGAAATGTGCACTGCAACCGAAGTTCTAGCCGAAATGCATTTTGGATCTCCAGAGAATCTGTTCTCGGGACTTGATGGCCAGCATAAGGTCGTGAGATGGGCTTCAATCCACATCCTGTGCAGGAAGCCAAAGGGATACCCTCGACTACAGAGGAATTGGCTGAAATACAGCCTTTCCGACAGCGATCAGGTTGTAGATTCCGAGGGAAATCGTGCGCGATGGGATGATGATCAGGTAGCCGCTGCCTAAATGCCCGTCCGCGGCGGGAACAAATTCCAGGCCCAACTGCAGAAGATGGCAGGCGCCGTGACGTCGGCTCAGACCGTCAAGGTCGGATTCCTTGAGAACGCGACCTATCCGAACGGGACCAAAGTCGCGATGGTGGCCAGCATCCAAGAGTTCGGCGCCCCCCGCGCTGGCATTCCCCCGCGGCCGTTCTTCCGAAACATGATCGCGGCCAAGAGCCATGAATGGGGCCCGGCCGCTGGCGCGCTGCTGGTCGCCAATGGCTACGATGCCACCGCGACGCTCAACATGGTCGGCGAGGGCATCGCCGGGCAGTTGCGGCAATCGATCGTGGATACGAATGCACCGCCTCTCAGCCCGGTCACGCTGGTCCTGCGCGAGTTTTTCTGGACGAATCCTTGGGACATTCGTGCTAGAGATGTCGCAGCGGCTCGCGACTTGGTCGCCCAGGGTCATACGGCTTCGGCCGGCACCTCGACCAAACCTTTGGTCTGGACAGGAATGCTTCTGGGATCGATTGACCACGAAGTGACGTGAACCCAACCTGAGGAGGGTCCTATGGATCTCGATAGCTTCTATGCCGACTACCGGGCCTTCAAGGCGCGCGTTGCTCCGATGATTGATGATTGGGAGCGGGTGAATGCGGAACCGGCGATCAGCGCCGAGCTCGCGGCCCAGATCAATGCGCCTCTGCCGCCGAGCAACCCGATGACGCCGCTTGGTGGCGACCACGTGCTGGCGGCAACGCCAGCCGCGCCGAGCGCCGCGGCTCCGCTGCTGCCCGCCGCACCGACCGTCCGCGGCGAATCAGCGCCCGCGCTCCAGTCCGGCGGCCCGACCATCCAGCAGTGGGTTGCGGCCGGCTACAAGGCCAGCGCCTATCCGCCGTCGCCATACGCGTCCCAGAGCTCGCCAGAGGACGTGGCCGCCGCACAGGCTGCCGAGGTCGAGGCTGCGGCCGCCAAGGCTCCCGCGCCGCCTACCCCGCCGACCGATGAGGCCGCGGCCGCCGCCGCCCTCCAGGCCGAGATCCACAAGCCGCTTCCGCCGACCTCCGCCGTCGGGTAATTCTGACTGATGACGCCCAAAATCCGACCTGAAGGAGACTGATCGAATGGCCGCCGCATCTCTCACGCTTTTCTCGTCTATTGGCGATGTCGCAATCCCAAATTTGAGTTCGAAGGGATTCACGTTCGGATCCGGCGGCTCCCTCATGGGTGGAGAGGGCAACATCTACCGCGAGATTCTCAATCCCGGACGCAATCCCGGCGGTCTAGCGGCCGACAATGTCATTGCGGCTTACCTGCTGTCGGCAAGTTCATTCGACGCCGCCGGCCGAGGCGTCAATCTTCTCGCGCAGGGCAGCGTTGCCAATAATGCCAATTCCAAAGAGATGAAAATCTATTGGGGATGTACGACGGCGGTGATCGGATCAACCGTTACCGGCGGCACCGTGATTGCCGATAGTGGAGCATACACGACGGCGGCGGCCGTCGGTTGGTCGCTTGAGGCCAATGTGTTCAAATACGGAAATCCAGGCTCGAATACCCAGTTGGCGCTGCACATGAGCGCTCAGATTGGTTCCACGGTAGGATCCCTGTTGGTTCCAACGCCTCTGACCACGCCAGAGAATGCCGGCATTTTGATCGCGGTGACGGGTAATGCTGCTACAGCATTGACCAACATCGTGCAGTCGTTCTTCGAAGTTAATGCGATGAACTGATTCCTGAGATGATGGGAGGCGGCCGGTGAACCTGCATGGTCTGGTCGGTCCCTACGTCGGTTCGGTCAACCCTCTGATCCCTGTCACAGTCCAGATCAGCACCGGGCCCGGCCCGCAGAACCCAGACGGCAGTCAGGTGCCTTCGTTCGCGACCCCTGGCGCAATCACTGCCTCGGTCTCGGGCGATGTCCTCACCGTCACCAACGTCGCCAGCGGGGTTCTGCAGCCCGGCCAAACGCTATCCGACGCCGGGGCGCTGCTGCCGACCACCACGATCACGTCTCAGTTGACGGGAACCGCCGGGGGCCTCGGGACGTACCTCCTCAGCCAGATCCAGCCGGCGCCGATCGCCTCGGAGGCGATGACCACCGCGCTCAATCTGATCGGGCAGGTCCAGCCGATCTCAACGCCGGATTTGAAGCAGCTCGAGGGGATCAATCTCGGCGGCGTCCATTGGAAAATTTACCTGTCCGGCGAGGTCGATGCTATCGTGCGGCCGGAGCGGAAGGGCGGGGACCTCGTCACGATCGGATCCGGTCGACATCAGGGAGTCTGGCTTGTGGTTGGAGTCCTGGAGCAGTGGCCGGATTGGTGCGTCGCAGGAATCGTGCTGCAAAATGACGCTGTTGTTACCGCGCCAGTTGCTCCGTTCTCGCCTTCGCTGGACTTCTCCGACCCGAGAAATTCACAGTTCTTGCCAGGCATCACATGAAGAACATTCTCGCAAGCCTCGTGCTCCTCATCCTTTCCGCCGTTCCGGTAATGGCGGACTATCTCGCCAAGGATGCCAACGGCAATATCATCACGCTCAAAGCGGGGGTTCTTGGTGGCAATGTGCTTCCGTGGGTGTCTCCCGTGGATGGGACCGGAACAGCCTACGGGACGGTCAGCAATCCGTTCGCCGTCGCGCCCGGAACCGGCGCGTCATTTCCGGTCACCGGAACATTCTGGCAGGCGACGCAGCCAGTTAGCGCGGCATCGCTTCCGCTACCGGCCGGTGCGGCGACGTCAGCCCTCCAGAGTTCGACCATCACGGCGCTCGGCTCGCCGTTCCAGGCCGGCGGCAACATTGGTAACACCTCATTCGGGATCTCGGGCACGCTCCCCGCATTCGCTGCAACGCCGACGTTCAACTGCGGGAGCGGATGTTTCCAGGCGACGCAGCCGATATCAGGAACGGTCACTGCGGCGCAGGCGACCGCAGCCAACCTGAATGCGACCGTGGTGGGGACCGGAACGTTCGCAGTTCAAGCTGCCCAATCAGGAACATGGAACATCGGCAGCATCACGACTCTGCCGGCATTGGTGGCGGGCTCGGCGATCGTCGGAAAGGTCGGCATCGACCAAACCACGGTCGGCACGACCAACGGCGTATCGCTTGCCCAGATCGGAGCCAACACAATCTCGACTGGCGCGGGTGCAACGGGCACCGGAACGCAGCGGGTAGGCGTCGCGCAGGACACCACCACCGTCGCCGGGTCGGCGCCGGGTACCGCAGGAACGCCCTCTGCTAACGTCGTAACGGTGCAGGGCGCTGCGTCGATGACACCGGTGGCGGTTAACGGAGCATCCAGCAATGCGTCATCTGGCGTGGCGACAAGCTCGACGAACGTCCCGACGGTCGCTTACAACTATGGATTCAATGGATCAACGTGGGACCCGGCCAAGAGCAAAGCCGCGAGCACGCAGGCGGCATTCACGGATACAGCGATAGTCGCTGATCCCCGACCTAATAGCGCCGCGACGATTTCCGGCACCACGACGAATCCAACGACAGGCGCCTATACGCTGACGGCGACCACGACCGCATACACTGCGGGACAATTGATCGCAAACAACGGCACCGCAGGTTCGGTTACGAACCCGAGTTTTTCCATTGCCAACTCGGGAGGTGGCGCCGCTATTCCGAGACTGCGATTGATCAGCAACGACACGACATCGACGGCATGGGCTGCGCAGACGGTCCAGGTCGATCTTTGGTCCGCCGCTCCGACATGGACAAATGGCGATAGAGGCGCATGGTTGCCGCTGACGGGTAGTGCTTCGCATCTCGGGTCATTCACTTGCGTTTTCCCATCTGCCGAATGGGGTGACGGCATCGCGACCGAATGCTCACCCGTAGTGGGGAACTTCTCTCTTTCGGCTCTCGCGTCAGGATCAACAATATACGCGTCGTATAAGGCCGTCACCGGATCTGGTGTCACCGGAGCGTCCAAGACCTTCACACTGATTGCAGAGGAAATGAACTGATGCGACGACGATCTTTCATCGCAGCAGCACTGGCAGCATCCGCGCTGCTGGCGCTTGGGTGGCTGGGGTCGGCGGATGCGGTCTCTGGAAGCCGGTTGCTTCTGCTTGGGGGACCCCCTGGATGGGTCCAAAAAGGTGCGATCATTGATGAGGTTTTTACAACTTCTCAGTATTACCCGCGCCCGATCGCGCAGGAACTAGTCGATACCAGAGCTTCATCCAAATTTCTTACGCCAACGAACGGAGTGCTTGTTTCTATCGGGAATAACGTGCTGCCACTTAGCAGCGCTGGTTTGTTGGTTGAACCGTCCGCGACAAATGGCGCGCTTCAGTCTCAAAACTTCTCTGCGACGTGGGCAGGAGCTCACAGCGGGATCGCCACGGCAAATGCCACAACGGCACCGGATGGAACTACGACAGCAAGCAAGATTGCTTATGGGTCGGCGACGAACCAAAACTATCTGTTTGCGCAAGCTCAGACTTACGTCACGTCATCGGGGTATATCGTTTATACTTACGCCAAAGCAGCGGACTACAATTTTCTGGCGCTTGTGACGTTCGACGGAACCGACAATTTCGGTGTCATCTATAATTTGAGCACTGGAGCAGTTGTCGGAAATATCACCAACGCGCCGGTAGGAACGATAACGGCAAGCGGCTCGTCCGCATTAGCAAATGGTTGGTATCTTTGCTGGTTCGCATTCACCGCGACAAATACCGGCTCGGCGTCGTTCGGCATCCAGGCAGGGCCGCAGCAAAGCAACAGCCAGAATATCAATACCCCCGGCGCTGGGGCGACCGGGAGTGGAATCTATGTTTGGGGTTATCAGAGCATGCTCGGATCGCTGCCATCGTCATACACTCCAACCACAACATCGACCGCTCCGCGCGCTGCCGACTCAATCGTCATTCAAAGAACTGGTATCGGGCGCATCGTTTTCACATTCGACAATGGGAGCACGCAGACGATCTCTGGCATCAACCCTGCGGCTCAATACACTATCCCGACAAACCTGAACCGCGCGCTGATCACCCGAATAACGGGATATGCATCGTGAAGTGGGGCCTAGCTTTATTTATGCTCGCCTTCGCCCAGGACGCGAGCGCTCAATCGATGTCGCTGACGTTTCCGACATCGCTCACGATGGCATCAGGCCTACCGCTGCCATTCACGGGCGTCACCATATCCGATCCGAATCCAAATGCGACAACGGACACGGTCACGATTTTAATGAGCGGATCGGCTGGAGGAACACTGAGCGGTCCTGGCTTGACGGGGTCTAACCCCTATACGCTGATCGACGCGCCGGCCAATATCACGGCGGATCTGCAGGCCCTGACATACACCCCTGCGGTCGTTGGAAACACAAATGCGATTTTCGATATCTCGGTGTTTAGCACAGCAATCGCCACCTTGCAGCCTTCGGCGGCAGAGGTACAGATTCAAAATATCAATCTGACCGATGAGGTACCGTACCCAGCGCCGTCCTGTACGTTTGTCTCGAGAAACTTCAAGGGCGTCAATATTTCCGGGGCGGAAAACACTTACCCGGCAACGTCGCAATTCAATTATATCTACCCTGCGAATGTGGAACTGGATTACTTCGCATCGAAGGGATTCGGGCTGATTCGCATGCCGGTCCAAATCCGCCGCGTGCAAGAGTTTTCCTATGGCGACCTTGATCCCATCGGGCGCACCGACGAACCGGCTGTATCCGGGTCGGTGCCGGGAACGCAAACCAACCTATTGGCGATGAAGTCAGTTTTTGATCACGCATGTGCCGACAACCTCTATGTCGTGATTGATTCGCACGATTACGGTTACATTCAGGATACGAACACCAATACGTCTAGACCGATCGGATCCGATCCCGAGGCAACAGCGCAGTTCAAGGATTGGTGGATTCGGGTATCGACCAAATTTAGCAATTACCCAAACTTGATCTTTGGGATTATGAATGAACCATATGCGCAGACGCCCGGACAGTGGCAAGTGGGCGCGGTCGCGGCCATCAACGGCATTGCGCAGGTAACGACTTCGCGGATGGTGTTCATCCCAGGTACATCGTACACAGGTGGACATTCCTGGGTTTCGAGCGGAAACGCTGCAGCATGGGCTGGCTACGTTCCGCCAGCAGGGATGCAAATCGCGTTCGAGATGCACGAATATCTTGATAGCGATTTTTCCGGATCGCATGCGGTTTGCGCTGGCAATGGTTCGGCGCCGATGACAGCAGCAACCGCATGGGCACAAGCGAATGGGTTTAAGATTTGGATCGGAGAAATCGGCTGGTCGCAAGATCCGAGCTGTCCTCCTGACGCCGCAAATCTGATGGGCTATTTCACGGCAAACGAACCCACATATCTCGGGTGGGCTTACTGGGTTGGCGGCAGTCAGGCGTTCTACGGCTCGTATATGTACACCGTGCAGCCGACCGGCTATCCAACCGGACCGTTTGCGGATAAGCCGCAGATGTCGGTCCTCATTGGAAATCTGAATTGATCGGAAATTGAAACATGACGAAATCAAGTTTGAAAACATGGCTCGGTATCGCCTACGTCGTGATCGGGCTGATCATGTTTGCCTCAGCAGCTTTTTCTCAGGGCATCACCGATCAGCCCATGGTTCCGCTCGGATATTGCCAACTTACCGCGCCGGCCGCCGCAACCAAACTATCGACTTGCGCTGGCGGTATTCCAGCCAACGCAAGGATGGTTTACATCTACGTGGAGACTGGCGCGGTTCGATATCGCGATGATGGCGTTGCGCCGACAGCCGCGATTGGCATGCCGATAGCTGTTGGTGGGACGCTATTTTACACGGGGACATTGAGCAGCTTTCAGGTTATCCAGCAGGCGGCATCAGTGGTAAATATTCTGTTTTATCGATGACGCCGTCTCCGACCCAGTCAAACGTCTTCGCGCAACTCCGAAGCTTCCTGCTGGCGGTGCTACCTTCGGGTGTCGTGGTCGTTCCAGCGCAGCAGAACCGGGTGCCTGAGCCTGCCGGGGTCGACTTCGTCGTAATGACGCAGATCCGACAGGAGCGGCTTGAGACTAACGTCGATGGCTACGCCGACGGCGTGTTCACAGGTTCGATCGCTGGCCCGACGATGACGATAACCGCGGTGAACCCCAAATTTCCGAACGCGCAGATCGGGGTCGGCAGCACGATCTTCGGCGTCGGGATCGCGGCGGGGACCTCGGTGAGCGCGATCCTGACCGGAACCGGCCAGATCGGGACCTACACCGTGACGCCGTCCCAGACCGTTGGGCCTCTGACCATCTCGACCGGCACAAAGCAAATCATGATGCCGACCAAGCATACGATCCAGATCGACTTCCACAGTGCTGATTTGAGTTCGGCCGGGGATATGGCGGCGACCGTGAGCGCACTATTCCGGGATGAATTCGCCGTGCTCCAATTCCAGGGACAATCGCCCTATTACGGCGTCGCGCCGCTTTACGCCGACGATCCACGCCAGATCCCTTGGACCAACGATCAGCAACAGATCGAATGGCGCTGGACCTTGGACGCTTTGCTCCAATCGAACATCGTGATACAGGTTCCTCAGCAGTTCACAGATTCCGTGGTTCTCACGCCGGTAAGCGTCGATGCAAAATATCCCCTGCCTTAGGAGGACACCGCTTTGACGACGATCCCAGCCTCGTTGTTTGTAAACGTCGTCCCGTCCGTCCTCTCGACCGTCGGCCAGGCCGTCAGTCTCAACGGCCTGATCCTGACTGGCAGCAACCGGGTCCCATTGGGGGCCGTCTATAGCTTCGCGAGCGCCACGGCGGTCGCCGCGTTCTTCGGGTCGTCCTCCCAGGAAGCCCTGATGGCCGGCGGCGGCAGCGGCAAGGGGGCGGGCTATTTCGGCGGATTCGCCAACTCCAATTCGCTGCCGGGAGCGCTGCTGTTCGCCCAATACAATGCCGCCGCCGTCGCGGCGTATCTGTGGGGTGGGAATGCCGGTGCGGCGCTGACGCTGGCGCAACTGCAGGCCCTGAACGGGTCCCTCAATATCGTCATGGACGGCTACGCGCACGCGATCGCGTCAATCAGCCTTTCCTCGGCAAACAGCTTCTCCGCCGCAGCGGCCGCGATCCAGGCGGCCTTCACCGACCCCACCGAGGCCTCATTTACCGCGGCGATCGGGGCCACCTTCACCGCGACGCAGGCCGGAACGAACATGACGACGTCGGCCGTCACCGGGCTGATTTCGATCGGCGACACCATTACCGGGACCGGTGTCGCGGCGAACACAACGATCATTTCCCAGACCTCCGGGACCACGGGCGGCGCTGGCGTCTACGTCACCAGCGTGAGCGGCACCGCCTCCGGTGCGGCGTGCATCGGCTCGAGCACTGTCCTCAATGTCACGGTGGAATCGGTTGTCTCCCTGGCGGTCGGTCAGACCGTGGTCGGGGCCGGGGTCACGGGCGCGCCGACGATCACCGCGCAGATCACCGGGCCCGCCGGTGGCGTGGGGACTTATCGCCTCAGCGGCGCACAACAGCAGGTCGCCAGCGAGGCCATGACGGCGATTGCGACGGCTCCCCTGGTCACCTTTGATTCGCAATCCGGCGCGTTTGTGATCACCTCGGGGATCACCGGCGCGGCCTCGACCTCGGCTTTCGCCACCGGGACGCTGGCGGCCTCGCTGCTGCTGACCTCGGCGACCGGCGCGTTTCTGTCGCAGGGCGCTGCGGCGGTGACGCCAGCGAGCGCCATGAACGCCGTGGTTGCGATCACCACGAACTGGGCGACCTATACGACCACGGTTGATCCGGATGGCGGCGTCGGCAACACGCTCAAGCAAGCCTTTGCCGCTTGGAAAAACTCGTTCCCGAATCGCTACATGTACGTGGCTGGCGATACCGATGTGCTGGCCCGGTCGAACCCGCCGCAGGCTGAAACCCTGGGGCAGGTATTGGCCGGGAACGGGGATTCCGGGACGTTCCCGATCTCCGAATTAACCGATCTCAATCAAGCCGCTTTCGTGATGGGAATCGCGGCATCGATCAATTTCAACCAGAAAAACGGCCGCACCGATTTTGCCTTCCGCAGCCAGACAGGACTCGTTTCCGATGTCGTCTCCGGACAGACTGCGATCAACATCGGGGGTAATCCGCAGGTGCTCGGCGACCGCGGCAACGGGTACAATTATTACGGCGCGGTCGGCTCCGGAAATGCCAATTTCACGTGGCTGCAGCGTGGGATCGTCACCGGACAATTTCTCTATGCCGACAGTTACGTCAATCAGATCTGGCTCAACAGCAACTTGCAACTCGCGCTGCTGAATCTCCAAAACAACTTGCTATCGATCCCGTTCAACACAATCGGCGCTGCATTAATCGAGGCCGCGCTAGCGTCTCCGATCCAGGCTGGATTGGATTTCACTGCCTTCGCACCCGGCACCATTTCGCCGGCGCAGATCGCCGCAGTGAATTCGCAGGCCGGGGCCAACGCCGGCAACCCCAGCCTCAACATCACCGATACGCTGCAGGCCCAGGGCTACTACCTCCAGGTCCTGCAGCAGGCGACCAACATTCGGCTGAACCGCGGACCATGGGCGATCACATTCTGGTACCTTGATAGGGGCTCAGCGCAAAGCATCAGCCTGTCCAGCGTCGCCATCCAATGAGGAGGATCTGAAATGGGCGTTATCACCGCATCCGATGTCGTGCTGACGCTGACGCAGGCGCTGCTCTATCCGACGCCACAGCAGCTTCAGGGATTTGCGGCGGATGACGTCTTCGACATTCCCGCGATCAAGTCGATCGAGTCGACGATGGGCGTCGATGGCGTCCTATCGGCCGGCTTCGTTTTCGTTGAGATTCCTTGGGATATCGTGCTGCAGGCGGATTCGGCCTCGAACGCGATCTTCGATCGGATCTGGGGTCAGCAGCAGGCGACAAAATCGACCTATCAATTGTTCGGGTCAGTGAAAATTCCGGGCACGTCGACGAAGATCGCACTGACCGCGGGGTTCTTGAGCTCCTACAAGGCGCCGTCCGCCAAGAAGGTACTCCAGCCCCGGCGCTACCAGATGATCTTCCAGAGCATGGCGGTTGCGCCGGCATGACCGAGGCCTGCCCGCGCTGCGGCGATGCGTGGCATCATCCGCTGATCCAATGTCCATACGTCAAGGCGGTCACGTTCGCCGATGATGGGGTTCGGATCGTCCGCGTGGAATTCCTGACGCTGGCGGATATGCCGCAGGTCCGCGGCGCGCCCGGCGCCGACCAGCCCGACGATTACCCCAAACTCGGAAGGTCCTGATGGCGAGACAGAGCCAATTGGTAACGGTCCCGAGTTTCCCCGGCACCCGCAACCGGGACCTCGGCAAGCTGTTTCTCATCACCGAGTGGCCAGCCGCGCGCGCCGAGGAATGGGGTCTCCGGATGACCTTGCCCCCCACCACGCCGCCGGGCTCTCTCCCGATGGATCTGGCCGGCATCGGGATGGAGGGGATCGCAATCCTCGGGATCAACACCTTCCTGCGCGGCAGCATGGAAGCGGCTGAACTGATCCCGCTGCTGAACGAACTGCTAGAATGCGTCCGGATCATCCTGGACAAGAAAAACATGGAGGTTTCGCAGGAGATCACGTCGCCCGACGATATCGAGGAAGTCGCAACCCGCCTCTGGCTGAGAAGCGAGGTGATAAAACTCCACACAAATTTTTCACCGGCCGACGCCCTGTCGGCCTTGATCTCCTCGATTATGACGACGTCCCCGGTCTCCGCGAGTACGTGAACGTTCCGCCGCGGATCGGCATCCTGATTTCCCACGACAAATCGCTGATCGGGCCGCTGACGCAAACGCTCAGCCTTCGTGATATGTATGACCTGCTCGAGGTGATTCAGATTGATGCCTTCAATGACCGCGCAGTCGAAGCGCACAGGAAGAGGAACGAGCGTTGAGCACCGTGATCGACTCCCTCGTTGTCGAACTTGGCCTTGACCCCAGGAAATTTACCGAAGGTCAACGCGAAGCCTTGGCTGCATTCAAGAAAACGCAGGAGGGTGCTGAAGAGTTCGGCAAGGACATTGACGCGCAGGGCCTGAAATTCACCGAGATCTTTGGGGCCATCAAAAAGGGACTCCTCGGTGCGGCCGGCGCGATCGGCGGCTATGAAGGCCTGGCGATCATCAACCACCTCAACAATATGGACGCCGCGACTGGGCGGTGGGCGAAGACGATCGGCACGAACGTCGAGAATCTGTCGACATGGCAGGGAATGATCCGGCAGGTCGGAGGATCTGCCGAAGAGGCGACGGCGACAATGTCGGCGCTGCAGGACCAGATCAACAACGTCCGCATGGGCAGCGGCATGTTCGATAACCAGTTCGGCTTCCTGCTCAACAAGATCGGCGGCGCGCAGGGGAAAAACGCCGATCAGATCATGCGGGAACTCCAGGCGTATTTCGCCAACCAGATCTCATCCGGACAAATGACTCCGGCCGATGCGGCGACTCAATTGCGGTGGGTCCCCGGCATGAACCAGAACATGATCAACGTGATGCTCTCCAACCTTCAGAAGTTGGAGGCTGCGGCCAAGGCGGCCGGTACCGCGACGAAGGAAAGCGCAGCGGAGGCGATCGCATATCAGGAGAGCCTGAATCAGTTGTCCATCTCGGCGGAAGGCCTTGAGCGCGTGCTGGTCGTGAAACTGACGCCTTCGCTGGTTCAGTTCCTCGATCGCACGAAGCAGATCATCCAGGAACTCAGTCGGGGCATCTTCATTTCGCCGGACAGTTGGCTGGGGAAGCTCCTTGGCCGCACGCCAGCGCCAGCTGCCGTACCATCATCAGGGGAAGGGGCATCATTCAACGATCGGTTCGGAGCGGCGGGCGGCGGCGCGCCGGCGGGCGGCACGACCCGCGGCGACCGCAACAACAACCCGGGGAACATCAAGTTTGGTCCATTCGCCCAGGCGCACGGCGCCACCGGCCAGGATGAGCGCGGCTTTGCGATCTTCCCGACGCCATCCCTCGGCGGGGCCGCCCAGGTCGCGCTGGTCACCGGAACGTCCTACAGCGGCCTGACGCTGGACCAGTTCGCGGCCCGGTACGCCGAGGGCAGCCAAGCATGGGAAGGGACCGTCGGCGGCGCTTTGGGAATCAGGGGCGGCGACATCGTCAACAATCAGGACCCGAGGCTGATTGATGCGATCCGCCGCGCCGAGGGGACGAGCCAGGGCGCCCGAGGCGCGGCCGCAGCGCGTGGCGGAGGCTCGACCAGCACTTCAACGTCGACATCCGAGGTCAATATCGGGAACATCCACGTCAACGCGCCAAATGCGACCGATGCCGACGGGATCGCGCGCGAGATCGGCCCGGCGATGAAGCGGTCGGCGATCACGTCCCCAGCAAATTCAGGGCTGGTGTGACATGGCAGATGTGCCGCAGCTTCCCGGCGTTCCGGACCTCTCGAGCTACAGCGCGAGCGATATCGTGCTGCTGGCGGCGGATGTCGCGACGGCGATATTTGGTGGGTCATTTGGGTCGCCATGGGGTATTTTTCTCGATGGGCAGCAGGCGTTCGAATACAATTCCGTGGTTGATTTCGACTACAAGCAGGATTTCCCCGTTTCAGACTATCAGCTCGAGGACGGCGGGTTTCAGAGCTACGACAAGGTTCAACTGCCGTTTGACGTTAAGGTCCGCGTGGCCTCCGGAGGTGCGGAATCCGATCGCGAGGCGCTTCTAACCTCGGTGCGCGCGGCCGCGAATATTCTCGATTTGTACGAGGTGGTTACCCCAGAGCAAACCTACGAAAGCTGCAACATCACGCATGTGGATTTCAAGCGCACGGCGACGAATGGCGTCGGCCTGATCGTGATCGACATCTGGTTCGTTGAGATCCGGGTCACATCGACGTCGACCTATTCGAACACGCAACAGCCGGCGGTGGCGGGTCAACAGAACACGGGCAGCGTGGCGCCGACAACTCCGTCGAGCTCAGTCACCCAGGGCCTGACGGACAGCAGCGGCAACTCATTGGTGCAATGATGTCCCAGGTCATCCCCGTCCAGCCGATCCCGAACCAAACCTTTCAGGTCCAGGTCGCGAATCAGCCGTGCGTGATTGAGCTCCAGCAACTCGCCTATGGGATGTTTATGACCCTGTTCGTCGGCAATTCGTTGGTGGTCGGCGGCGTGATTTGCGAAAATCTCAATCGGATTGTGCGAGACGCCTATTTCGGATTCATCGGGGATTTTTGCTTTCTGGACACCCAAGGCGGCAGCAATCCATCGGATCCGGTGTTCACCGGCCTCGGAACCCGCTATCAGTTGATCTATCTGGAGACCACCGACCTTCCGGGAGGCTGACACATGGCGGATGGACCGACACGGGTCATCATCACTGGAGGAACGACCGACACCTCAACGATCGCGCCTCAACCTCCATTCCAGGGTCAGCAGAGCTTCGTCCAGCGCCTGATCGAATTGACGATCTCGCTCCAGGCAAATCAGCAGACCAACCAACCGAATAAATTCGCCGGGACCGATTCCGATACGATCACGCTGTCGGGGTTTCGGACGTCGGTTCGAATTGAGAACAGCGGCGGCGTGGATTGTAGCGCCACCGTCTCGATTTATGGACTGGCGCCGAACCTCGTGAATCAATTGTCGACGCTCGGCATGATTTTCGACATGGTCCAGAAAAATAGCATCACGATATCCGCAGGGGATGCGCAGGCTGGGCTGACGCCTGTGTTCACGGGGACGATCGCCTTCGCGTTTCCGGACTTCAGCGGGATGCCGCAAGTGGCCATGCATTTCGAGTGCCGGACTGGACTGATCGCTGGGACGGTGCCGATCCCCGCATCGAGCTTCTCGGGCTCGACCGATGTGGCAACGATCATGGCCGGATTCGCTCGGCAGATCCCGGCCGGATTCGAAAATAACGGTGTCACGATCCAACTGCCCTCGAGCTATTTCCCGGGTACCTTGCGGGATCAGATCCGGGAATGCGCCGAGCACGCGCATATCAACGCCGAGATCCTGCCCGGCAGCGGAGGCCAGCAGGTCCTGGCGATCTGGCCGATCGGCAGCCAGCGCAACACCAACGGACCAGTCCCGCTGGTGTCGAAGGATACCGGCATGATCGGCGCGCCGAGCTTCGCGCCCAACGGCTATGCGGTCGTGAAATCGCTGTTCAACCCGCAAATCGCCTTCGGCGGTGTCATCCACATCACCAGCGTAGCGGTACCGCAGGCTAATCGCGATTGGGTAGTGCAGAGGCTATCGTTGGCGCTTGATTCGCTGGTCCCCAAGGGGCGCTGGGATGCAACGATGATCTGCTATCCCAAGGGATTCGCGGCGCCGGTCCCGCCGCAGGGGGGCGGCACGTGAGCGACACCAGCTTCGGTTATGGTCACGAAACGCCGAATGATTCGGGATCCGATTATCGATCAATGCTGTTCGTCGCCCGGCAGGTTGTGGTTAAGATATCGACCATGGCACCGGTCAAGGTGCTGGCGGTCACCGCAGGCGCGGGAACGCCGCCCGCGGCCGGCACGGTGGACGTCCAACCCCTGATCAGCCAGATTGACGGCAATGGCTACGGGACGCCCCACGGGACGGTGCATGGTATCCCCTGGTCGCGGGTCCAGGGCGGCAAGAATGCCATCATCTGCGACCCGGTGGTGGGGGACATCGGGTTTATCGTCGCAGCCAGCCGCGATATGTCCAAGGTCAAGAACACCAAGGCCGCGGCGCTGCCGGGCTCGCGGCGCCGGTACAACCTCGCGGATAGCGTCTATGTGGGCGCCATCCTCAATCCGGCCCCGACCTGCTACATCCAGTTCACGGCCGACGGTCATTTCAAGTTCGTCGATGTCGACGGAAATATGGTAGTCAGTTCATCGACAGGATGGTCAATCACCCCAAAGTCGGGCCAGCCGGTGACCATCAACGGAGCGCTCGTGGTGACGAACAACCTTCAGCTCGGCGGGACGATCACAAGCGAGGCGGGCGGAACGTATTTCGGCAACATCGTTCTCACCGGTACGGTCACAGCGGCCGACGTCATTGCCGGTGGCAAGAGCGGCGCAACTCATGAGCACTCCGATCCGCAGGGCGGCACCACGGGGCCGCCGATATGAGCACTACTTTGCTTCTTGACAGAACCCTGTGGGATTTGACCCTCGATAGTTCGGGGAACATCGCGGTCGCCAGCGAGCCATACTCCCTTGCGCAAGATGCCGCCTCGGCGATCAAGACGTTCATCGGGGAATGCTATTTCGATACGACGATCGGCATCGATTATCTGGGCATCATCTTCGGCGGCAACCCTTCGTTGGCGCAGATCAAGGGGTTGTTCGTGGGCGCTGCGCTGACGGTGCCAGATGTCGGTTCGGCGGTATGCTTCATTTCATCGGTGAGCGGACGATCGATTTCAGGCCAGATCCAGGTCGTGAGCAAATCGACCGGTCAGACCTCGTTCGCCAGCTTCGCCGTCGTGAACCCGCAAGGAATCGGATGAGATGGCCGGAACGTCGGTTCCTCAGATCCAATGGACGTCGGCCGGGTTTCTGGCGCCATCGGGCCCGTCCGTGCTGGCAGGCGTGCAACTCGACATCAGCGGCGCGTTTGGGAGTGCCCTCAGCTACGGGCTGACGACACCACAGGGTCAGCTGGCGCAGTCATGGGGCGCGATCGTTGTCAATTCGTATTCCACCGCGGTCTATTACGCTCAACAGTTCGACCCGGCCTATGCGTCCGGCAGGTTTCAGGATGCGCTGGGGCGGCTGATCCCCGGCTTCGCCCGGCAGCCTTCGGAGCCGACCGCACTCCAGATCATCTGCAACGGCGCGCAGGACGTTCAGATTCCGATCGGCGCCTTGGTCCAGGACATCAACCTGAACCTCTATCAGTGCGTCCAGGCCGGCACGATCCCGGTCGGAGGCGCGATTACGCTGTCGTTTGCCGCGGTGGTGCCGGGCCCGCTGGCGGTCCCTGCCACGGTGACGCTGACGCAACTCATCCCCGGATGGGATTCTGCCACCGTGCTATCGGGCGCGATCGGGCGCAATGTCGAGAGTCGCGCGGCATTTGAAACGCGGCGGCAGGACAGCGTCGCTGGCAACAGCTTCGGCCCGGTCGGCGCCATCATCGGCGCCGTCGCCGAGGTGCCGGGGGTGCTCGATTATTACGGTGTTGCCAATCCCACGAACGGCACCGTGGTCATCAACGGGGTCTCCATCGCCGCCTATTCGACGTACATCTGCGTTGCCGGCGGCGCGCCGGCGGCCGTGGCGCAGGCGATTTGGTCCAAAAAGAGCCCGGGCTCGCCGATGGTGGGCAACACCACGGTGACGGTTTACGACTCCAACCCGCTGTATTCCGCGCCGGTTCCGTACCAGATCACCTATGAGATCCCGCCAGCGCTTCAGGTGCTGTTCAAGGTTGTGGTCGCTAACGGCCCGCTGGTCCCGTCGACATTCCAGACCCAGATCCAGAGCGCGATCCTCGCGGCGTTCTCGGGCCAATCCCTGCAGGCCAATTTCACCGGGTCGGTGGCGGGTACGACGTTGACGGTTTCCGCGGTGAATTCTGGAACGCTGTCGATCGGCCAGACGATCGATGACCTCACCGGCAACCTGGTCGCCAATACGACGATCACCGGGTTCGGCACCGGGACCGGAGGAATCGGCACCTATTCTGTCAGCGTAGCGCAGACCGTCACCAGCGAGCCGATGACATCGGCGACCACCACCACCGGGACGACGATCCCGCGAGCACGGATCAATTCTCAGCTCTATGCGATCCAATATGTTCCCGCGGTGGCGGCATTGGGGACATGGGCGCAGGTCGCTGCGATCGGCATCGGATCAGCCAATGAATCCGATGCGGTGGTGGTTGGGAATATTTCCGGGAACAATCTGACGGTCACCGCGGTGACGTCAGGAACGTTGGTCACAAACGACGCGCTGTTCGACGTGCTGAATCTCACACTGAATGCCACCTATATCACCGGCCAGACCAGCGGTACCCCGGGTGGAGTCGGCGTCTATACGGTCAATCAACCCCAGACGCTATTTGGCGCGACGTTCACGGGCACCGGATCAGGTTTTAACTTGACCGTTACGGCTGTGACCGGCGTGATTGTAAACGGCAATGTTCTGACCGGTACCGGCGTTCCGGCCAACACCATCATCGTCAACCAAACCAGCGGCACGCCCGGCGGTGCTGGCGTTTACGTGACGAGCAACACCACGACGTCGAGCGGTGCGGCGCTCACCACCAACGGAGTCTTCACTGCGGCGTCGGCCGATCAGATCGTGATCCAGGTCAACGCGAATCAGGTGCCGCAACTCACCGCGGCGAACATTTTGGTTTCGCACACATGACGGACACAGGCGCGCCTTATCCGAAGTACGCCCCCGGCTTCACGCCCGGCTCGAATGCTATCGGGACTTTCGCCATAGGCGTGAGCCCATTGGGGATGATTCCGCCGTTCGATCCGTGGGACACCGTGATGTCCCAATATGCGAACTCACCAATCATCACCGGCCTGATCACATCGTTCAACGCTGCGATGGACCTGACGCAGTTCTACGAGCAGTTCCTCGAGAACGAAGTGGATATCACCACCGCCGTCGGCTATGGGCTCGATGTGCTAGGTCGGATCGTCGGTGTCACCCGCGTGCTGAAATTCTCCGGCTTGACGCCGAGCTTTGGGTTCAACGAGGCGAACAGTTGGACCGGATTCAACCAGGGCAGCTTCGCCAGCGGCTCATCGTCGGTGTCGAACTTCATCCTGCAGGATTCCGACTTCCGGCGGCTCATCCTGGCCAAAGCTGCAGGAAATATCTCCGACGGGTCAATCCAATCGACGAACAGCATCCTGCTGCAGCTTTTCCCCGGCCGCGGTACTGCCTACATCGCCGACAACCAGAATATGACGGCCACCTATACGTTCAGCTTTCCCCTGACACCGGTCGACCTCGCCATCCTGCAGACCCCTGGTGTCTTGCCCGATCCGGCTGGCGTCGGTATTAACATCACAGCCCCGCCGTCCTGATGGGAGAAAATTACCGCATGAAGAACCGAATCATAGCGGCCCTTGTCGCGGCTCTGGCGCTGTTCACTGCGAGCGGCGCGGGCGCCATCCAACAGGCCAATGTCCCGCCAAAGTTCGCGCTGACCTGGGGCGCGTTTGCGGCTACCCCGTACATCCGATCGATTCCGCAGCCATCGCAGATCGGCATCACGAATTGTTCGGCGTCGCTCACGGACGGGTTTCCGCCGCTAACCTTCGTGCCTGCCGCAGCCGGCGGCTGCGCGCCGTTCGGGCAGGATTTCAACGGTATTCTTCGGCAGATCACGCAATGGGATCAGTGGACCTCCGCAGGCGGACCCACCTTCTATGATGCAACGTTCGCGACGGGTGCGGCGAATGGATACCCGAAAGGCGCTATTCTCCAATCCACGATCGTTCCGGGCGATTTCTGGTTATCGACCGCCGACAACAACACCTCAAATCCGGACACCGGCGGCGCGAATTGGGTGCCGTTGCCGAGCACATATCAGACCGGATCGATCGCATGGACGTGGACGACTGTGCCCTCTGGATGGGTTAACCTGAACGCCTCGACTACGATAGGTAATGCGTCGTCCGGCGCGACAGTGGCCAACTCGACGACGCAACTTCTGTACGTTCTGCTGTGGAACAATTGTTCCAACACGCAATGCCCGGTCACCGGAGGGCGCGGCGCGAATGCTGCGGCGGATTATGCCGCGAACAAGCAAATCTCTGTGTTCTCCATGGCCGGCTCCATGCAGATGGGGAACGACCAGGGCACAGGGGTTCTGAATAGCGTCCCGGTCATTTTCGGCGGCGGCCCGAACTTCAATCTATCATTGATCGGCGAGGTCTTTCACACCAACACTGTCGGCGAACTCCCGGCGCACACGCACAACATCAACATCACGAGCAGCATCGAGAGTGCTGCCCACACACACACCGGATCAGGTACGACAGGAAACGATAGTCCGGATCATTTCCATTCGGTCGAGGGTTTCGGCGGCGGCGGTGCGAATGTCGCTGGCGGCGGCAGCTTCAACAATTCGAGCGTCAACACGTCAGGCGCCAATACGCGTCATCAGCACGCCTATTCGTTCACGACGAGCACCGAGAGCGCCAACCACACGCATGTCGTCAACGGCGCCACCGATGGCGGTAATGGACTTTTCAACACGCCGGCCAATAACACGCCTCGAGCCATGATCGGCATATGGATTATCAAGCTATGAAACTCGCATCCCTGATCTTCGCCACCGTCATCATGTCGATTTTTTCGACTGGATTGGAGGCGGAACCCGCAAAGATTCTGAAATCCCAAGTGGGCCCGACGTTTCAGGCGGACGTCGCGGCCTATGCCAAGGAAATGATGGATTGGAAGGCTCACATGGCTGCGGTCGCTGCAGACAAGGCTGCCGGCGTGCCGAAGGAAAAGGCCCATGCGCCCTTCCCGCCGCCAATAGCTCCTGCCGACGTCGCCGCGGCGGTCGACGATACGGGCACACCGAACTATGTCATCGTCGACGATGGCCCGACACCGGATCAAGTTCTTGCGGCGAAGAAACAGGCGCTGATCAGCGAGATCCAGGAGGCCGAGGTAGCGCAGATCGAGAAAGTCATCCCGGCGGCGAAGCTTCGCGCCGCCGAGTTTCGAGCCGCCGACATACAGGTGGCGGATGCCGCGGCAGTTGAGCAATCGCTGCGCGCGGTTGACAATGAGCGGAACAAGTTGGCCGCTCTCAATAGCCAGCAAGAGAAAATTGAAATGAAGTTGGCGGCCGAGCAGCCGGGACTGATCGGAGCGGCCATGCAATCTATGACCGGGCTCGGCGCGGTGATTGCCTCTGATCTGGCGGCAGCAAAAGCGCTTGATCAGCCGATCGCCGATCAGGCCGCGGTGGTGAAGCAGGCCGAGGCCGCCTACGCCGACCGGCCAGCCCTAATGGCGAAGACCAGATCACCCGCCGATCACGCCTTCATGCTGGCGCGAGAGGCCAACAGGAAGACGGTCGAATCGATTCACCGATGGGCGGCGCAGGCGATGTCCGATGTTGCCGATCTGACCACGGCGAATGTCGATGCGTGGAAACTGCCACCGTTCCAGAACTGAGGGGAATCGATGCGCCATTTCAAAGCGGCCCTCTTCGCGTTGCTGGCGCTCCTGCCGAGCGCCGCGCTGGCGCAAAGTCTGCCGCCATGGCCGATCACGACATATGGATATGTTGCGAGCCCGGCGCAGTGGGGCGTGCTCGCCACCATGAAGCAAGACTACCTCGGCGCACCTCCGGTCTTGACGTCCGGCGGAATCATGACCGGCGAGTTGACCACGGCGCCCGCGACTGCATCGAGGTCGGGATTCAATTGTCCTCCTGGCGTGGCGCCGACGTCACCTGTCAACGGTGATATTTGGTGTACCAATGCCGGTGTGTTCTCTCAAGTTAACGGATCGACGATCGGTCCGCTGATAGGTGGCGGATCATCAACATTCACGGGAACGTCTCCCATTGTTCCGACGTTTCCAGGCGGAGGCGTCGTTAATTACGCATTCAATTTCTCGGTTTCAAATACGTTCCTGGCGAATCAAACCGGGCAGGGCGCGACCACGACTCAGCCAGGATGGTATGCACAGATCTCCGGAGACACATTCGCTCGTGCGCGCATCGGTCCCAATTCGGCTGATGTTGCGGCAGTAAGCTTCGGACCGGGCAATGCCGCGCGAGACACCCACATTGAGAGAGCGGCGCCAGCTACGTTGCGCCTTGGATCCACCGATGCAGCGGCTCCGATCGCCCAAACGCTTATCGTGCAGAACGTCATCGCTGGAACGTCAAATACGGCTGGAACAAATCTAACGATTAATGGGTCACAGGGGACTGGAACCGGTGGCGGCGGCTCCATTATCTTTCAGGTTGCCCCGTCCGGAAGCACTGGGACCGCACAGAATGCACTGTCTCCGGCCCTGACTCTGAACAGTTCTAAGTTGGCAACATTCGGTGGTCACGTCTCAATTGAAGGAGTTACGTCCGCCGGGGCCACCGGCACCGGAAATTTGGTGTTTGGATCGTTACCGACGATATCAACGCCGACTATCGCAGGCGGCGCGCTATCTGGCACATTCTCAGGAACGCCAACATTCTCTGGCGCGAATTTCCTAACCCTGTCAAATCTTGCGCAATCGTCGGCCGGCGCCCAATTCCTCGGTGTTTCCGGAGCATCTACCGCTAACTATGCGCCATTCACGCTGGCTAGCCTCGCCAATTTGGCTTCTCCTAGCCCGACGCTTGATCTGATCCCGATCACCGACCATACGACCGGAACCATAAAAAACGTGACGCCAGCCGCGATCGCAGGATCGGTGGTTTCCGGTGTCGCGACCCTGAACAGCCAGACCGGGAACCTCGTCGGATGGACGCCGCCGCAGGGGCGCCTCAGTCTCAGCACCGCAGCAGTCATGACCGCGAGCGTTGCCGGCGCTACGGCTATCAACTATGTGGCTTACACCGGCCACAACGTTCCGATCTACAACGGAACTGCCGTCGTGCAGGCCCAGATCTGCGCAGCGAATACTATCGGGAATTGCTTGCTATCCGTGACGCTCGGGAGCAACTGGCTAGCCAGCACGTTCTATGATTGGCTGATCGCATGGAACAGTGGAACGCCAACACTGTGCAGCGTCGCATGGACCAATTCGACGACGCGGGCGACGGCGCTCACCCCGATAGATGGCCTGAACACCAATGCGTCGTCATTCACATGCGCCACCGGCAACAGCACAAGCATCACCGTTCCAGCAAACCAGGGAACTTACGTCGGGACGTGCGAAACTGGATTGGCCGGACAGTTTAATCACATCTATGGCGGCACGGCTGCCGGCGGCACGGCGGCCTTCATAGGGTGCTGGAATGCCTTCAACCGGATCCAGCAGCGAACAATCGTCAGCGATACAACGGCATCATGGACCTATGCCGTCGCACTCACGTGGCGCGCCGCAAACGCCGGGCTGCCGGCCCACGTACAGGGAACATTCGTGAGAGGCCTCGCAGAGGATAGCCTTGTGGGAACCTACTATGGGTTCTCGCAGCCGGGCGCCGGATCGGCATCTGCCGTCGGCGTTGGATTGGATTCCACAACGACGCCATGCGGGATAACGATGCCGGCCACACAAGCTGCCGTCAATCAGGCCGTAACAGCGAACTGCGCTTCGATTCCAGGGATTGGCGCTCATGTCATGGCCGCCCTCGAATGGAACTTCAATACGACTGCTGGTACGTTCTACGGACTTCCGAATGCTGGCGGTCAAACCGGACTTGAAATGGTCTTCTCATACTGAGGTAAGATTTCATGCTATATGCTCGGATCATCGTTCTTCTATTTCTCGCCTTCATCATCAGCCCGGCACTAGCGCAGCGCGGTTCATCATCGCCCGATCCTAACCAATTGAATACGAACTTTCCCGTTAGCATCGGATGTACGATCAATCCAAATGTCAATGCCGTAACGCTGCAAGCCAGCCAGATTCCAAATCCGGCCAACCATTATCTTGTTGCGATCGTCGACGGGCAGTCCAACGGCACCAACATCATCCCCACGACCTACACGCCAACGAACGCGTCTGCTATCCTGCAGATGAACATCGGTGATGGAGGTGTCTATTCGATTTCGGACCCGGTTCTTGGGACATGCCTCAACGCGGCTGGTTCTGGTTGGAGTATGCTGCAGCTTTTTGACGCCTTGATCACGGCGGGTAAATTCGACCACGTCCTCGTTGAGCCTATCAACGTCGATGGCACGGCGGTTGCCGACCACGCGAGCGGATTTCTTCAAGGCAGGTTGGCTACGGCAATCAATCGTCTCGCCGCGAAGGGCTGGGTTGCCGGAACCAACATCACAGTGATCGTGATCTGGATGCAGGGCGAGAGTGACAATCTAGCGGGAACCACTCAGGCAAATTACACGAGCACATTGAACTCTCTTATCGCGCAGAGCCGAGCCGCCGGGTTTGCTGGGCCATGGTTTGTTCCGGAAGAAACTTGGGATAACGGTGCGGCATCGACCGCCGTGCAGCTTGCACAGACGAGTGTATCACCAAGCGGCGTGATCAACACTTCCGCGAGCGTCTATCCGGGCCCCAACCTTGACGCTCTGGTTGGATCGATATGCACAGGGTCGGCGGCATGTCGACAGGCCGATAATACGCACTTCACGACCGCAGCACGTGCTAATGTCACGTCGGTATGGCAGACCGCACTTCACGCCGCATTGCCATCCATTTTTTAGGAGTTTCCGATGCGCCATCCTTTCGAGATCCTGAAGCCGGAATATTCGCAGTTGCTCTCTGCGATGGTGATCCGGAAGGAATGCCGCGCCGAGGTCGACCACGTCGCGATGAAGTTGGTCGGGTTCAAGCCTCGGTATCAGTCCGTGAGCGTGGCGACCGGCGTGCCGATCGTCTTCATGGCTACGCTATTCGAGCGCGAGGCCGGTTCTGATTTCACGAGAAACGCAGGTCAAGGCTGGCCTTTGAATAGCATATCGCGGGACATTCCCAAGAACGGACCCTTCCGGACGTGGGCAGATTCGGCGATTGCTGCGTACCATCTCAATGGACTCGATCGCGTTGGCGCGCCCAACTGGATCTGGGAATTGATCTGCTTCTATGGAGAACTTTTTAACGGGTTTGGACCGCGCGACGAGCATCATCAGCACACCAGCTATCTATGGGGAGGAACGAACATTCAGACCCCTGGCAAATACGTGAGAGATCACGTTTACGATCCAACCGTGATGGACGAGCAGTTGGGTATCATCCCGGTCGCCCGCCGAATGGTCGAGATCGACCCGTCGCTGGCGTTGCCGAGCGCTGCGATCGCACCGCCGATCCATTCCGGCATTGCGGCGCCTGAGACCGGCGTCGATACGAAGTGGGTTCAGACCGCCCTGAACAAGATCGGCTGGGAGCCTCCGCTGCACGTCGATGGCAGCTATGGCGACAAGACGAAAAAGGCGGTGGAGCATTTCCAGCGTTCCTACAATCTCACGGTTGACTTCGCCGGGCCTGAGACTGTTGCCGCGCTCAAGGAAGCGCTGGCCGCGCTCGACGCGCCGAAGGAAGAGCCAGCGGCACCGAAGGTTGCGACGTGAGCCTGTCCAGGGCGGAGATGCTCCAGGCGGTCAAGGATGGTCTGATCGACGCGACCAAGTCGCGCGCGGCGAACTGCGCCACCAACGGCATCGGCGAGGGCGTTCCCGCCGCTGCGGCGCAGTTCGAGAACGGCATGAAAGAGCTGAAAGACGCTTACGTCGCGTTCTGCGCCGTGATAGACAGAATTTTCCCCGAATAGGAGATCCTGATGCGCCGACTTCTCATCGTACCGGCCCTGCTGCTGTCCTTGGTTCTGCCGGCGGCCGCGCAGTTCAACAACATCCATCCCGAAGGCGTTCCAATGCCGACTTCGGCCGATGTGGTCGCGTCCCAGAGGGTGGGTGGTCCGGTCGCGATCGGCCAGGCGCAGTTGCAGAAGGACGATGGCGGCAAGGTTGCGCTGATCTCGGCGCCGGCACCGCCCTCTGGAGGCCTGATCCAGTTTTCCGCCTTCGGCTGGCTTGAGCCGTACGTCGACTCGGCCGCCAATGCCTTGATCCTGGCGCTCGTCGGGTACATGGCAACCGTGCTCAAGACGAAATGGAATATCGACCTCGATCAGGGGCATCGCAACGCGCTGACGACGTTCCTGCAGAACCGCGCTGCATCGCTGATCTCCGATGGCGCCGTTAGAATGAGCGGTAAGTCCGTGCAGGTCGATAACGCGATGCTGGCGCGCGCGGCAAATCAGGCGTCGCTGGCAATACCCGGCGTGCTGAAGCGATTCGGCCTGACCCCGGACGTGGTCGCCGCCAAAATCATCGACGCCATCCCGCAGACGACCGCGGGAGCTGCCATCATCGCCGACGCGCACAAGGACAGCCCGGAGCCGCCGGTAACGGTCACCGACCGCCCCATTGTGCCCTCGGCGAACGCCGCACCGAGCTTCCTCGTTCCCCCCACGGCGCCGCTGACGGCTGCATGAACCGGGTCATTGCGGCGCTGCTGGCCTCGGTGGCGCCTGCGGCCGCGGCCGAGCACATGGTGATGTTTTCGGTCGCTCCGGATTGCTGCACCACCACCGCTCAGGTCCGCGGCGTGCCATTCTCTCTGGATTCGGGACAGCGGTTTTGGATCCCGCAATCGTGGTCCAAAGATGCTATCGAGGCCGGCTATCATCCCTGCGGCCGCTATGGCTGCGAGCAGCCCAATGAGCGGCGGTGATGCAGAAATGGCACGGTGGGAGATAATCTGACCCGAATTGCCGCATTTCCTCTTCGACCTGACGTGGTCGGCGCGTACCTTCCCGCGCATTCCGTCACCCCCTTGAGAGGACACCCCATGAAGAACTTCCTCCGCATTGCGGCGATCGCCGCAGCTTTCCTGGCCGGTCCCGCGCTCGCTGCGGACCTTGCCGTGAAGGCGCCAGCAGCCCCCGTCTTCACCGGATACCCGTTCGGCACCTCCGGCTTCTACGCCGGCATCTTCACGGAGGCGGGCGGCGGCCCGGTGGTCGCCAGTGTCCCCGGCGTCAATCCGGCTAGCCTGACCACGACCACAGCAGGTGTTGGCCTGAATGCCGGCTATGCCTGGGGCAGCAAGACCAGCATGTTCGCCTATGCGATCGAGGGCAAAGTCTCCGCGACCAATTTCAACGGCGCGAATCAGGGTTTCTCGGTCTCAGGTCCAGTTTCGTTCGAGGGTACCGGTCTGATCTGGACGCCCGTTTCAACCATCCAGAATGCACTCGGGCTGCTGAGCCTGCCGAATCCGTTCAGCAGCGTCGCGCCCTTCCCGCTACTCCCGGTCGGCGTGACCGCCAGCAATGTCCAAACCGGGTTCGGCGCCGGCTTCCGCGCCGACGACGTGACGGTGGCATTTCTCGGCGCCGGATCGAACAAGGTCTGGTCGTTCTCGCCCAAGATCGAGTTCGACCTGATGGAACAGCTCAGCAACGGTTCGGCCGTTCGCGAATATGTCGAGACCGTATTTCAAAATAAGGGCGTCACGTTCGGCGGCCCGGTCGGAGTAACGTCGACCGTGGGCACGAAGTATCTCGCCGGCGTCGCCGTCGAGTTCTGATCGGATCGCGCGCGTCGCGCGAATCATGACAACTGATGCAACCGGCCTTGATTCCATATATGCAGGAATCAGGGCCGTTTGTTTTTGGTCGCCCAGGACAATTTCGGAGAGTAGGATGCTACCCGATGACCCTGGAGAACTTGGGCGATTTTCTCGAAAAAGTGTTCGCGTTCATCGCAGCACATGGGATCGCTGGAGCCTTCGCGATCCTGTGGGTGTCCGCGGAGTTCAGGTGGTGGATGGAACGGGACGAGCGGAAATCGGCGCAGGCCGAGTTGAAGCAGGTGTCGAGAGACACCACCGAATCAATGAACGACACCGCGAGCGCAATCGACAAGATGGCCGAAGCGCAGCGATCGACGAACGGAATTTTCGATCGAGTTCTAAACGTGAAGCCGACGAACGGGCGAGGCCGGCGATGACCACGTGGGTGAGGCTCTGGGAAAAGCTGACGGGGCGTCCCCATCGGCTTAACGATTCGGAGCGCGTGCACGTCGCACGACAGCGGCTGAAAGAGCGAACCTCCATCCTGTCGGCCAAACTTGACCCTCTCATTGCCATCGCAATCTACTTCACTACCGACGATCAGAAGGAAGATGAATGATGCAGGCCTTGATCGCTCTCAACGAATACGCGAACACAGAGTCGGCCATCGTCGCTGTGATTATGCTCCTCGTTTTGTTCGTCTACATTTACGAGCTGTTCCGGCTTCTGAGCGGGCATCTCAGCCCGATCAAGTTCGAACGATTCGACGAAGATGACATATATCAATGCCTGATTGGCGTCGCTGGGATGCTGTGCTTCGAGGGCGCCGGCGCCGCCATCACGCGGGTCACCGTCTGGTATTGGCGCCGGATCGGGATCGGAGGTGGGGGCGGTCCTATGAACTCCACCCAGGTCACGCTGATGATCATCGGGGCGTTCTTCCTGATCATCGGGCGCGTCGGGGTGACCTATTTCCTGACGCAACGCGCGCTCGGGAATTGGCCGTGGATGCTGTCGGTCGCGGCCGTTGTAGTCTCGACGGCATGGTATTGGGGTTAAATCGATGGCCGCCACCACAGCGACTACGATAATCCGTCCAGATCCAGATCCGACGCTGCTTACGACGGAAAACCTGCGTCGTGAGATTGCCAATCTTAAAGAACTCAGCGATACGAAATTTGGCGGAGTAAGTAACTCCATAGGATCACTTCATGATCTGTTCACCGCCGAGTTGGATAAGTTGGCAAGCGTTACGGCGGAACGATTCACTGCTGTTGGGGCTCAGTTCACGGAACGCGATACGCGAACAGATCAGCGGGCTGGGGATACCAAACTGGCCGTTGATGCCGCATTTGCCGCCGCCAAAGAAGCAACAGCGGAAATCAAAACAGGATTCACGAAATCCATTGATGCGCTGCAGACTTTGATTACGGCGAATACCAAGGCCGCGGATGACAAGATTGATGATCTCAAGGAGCGGCTCACGACGATGGAAGCTAGAACCCAGGGGATAGGATCTGCAAATCAGGATAATCGGGCTCTAGTATTCGCGGTCATCGGATCCGTATTCGGCGTGATAGCGCTTTTCATCGCAGCCGGATCTCTGATCACCGCGATAATCTCTCATAGCCATTGAAGAGCGACGTCGGGGAATGGGGAAATGGCCTCGGTGCAATGGAAGTGCCTTGCCAACGTCTCAAGGAACGGCGACGAGATGTTCTTGCTGAAGCCGGACCCGCCGGACGGCGGATCGCATCTGATGGGCCAGATTTCAAAGGCAATCGTTCAATTCGCGATCGGCGAGACCTGGGAGGTCACATTTCGTAAGGTCGAGCCGGAGGCGCCTTGAGCCAATCGACCCTTCGAATCCACGATCCGCACCGGTAGCCCCCGCTCCGAACCTCATTGTCGATGCAGCACACTGCTTTCATCACGTCATCCTCTGGAACCGAAATTGATTTGTTCCACCTGCCGCAGTTCGAGCAGGATCGATGCCCGATCGGATCAAGAGCGCTCACTTGCCCAATTTCCCCAACCTATCGCGCATGACCGGCGGCGGATTGCCCATAAGAACCGCCTGCCAAAAAGCAAGCGTGATGCCGATTGGTATCATGATCCATGCGGTGGGGTCGAATATGCTGTTGCGGTTCATTGGTTACCTCTTCAGGCTGTTCGGCGGCAGCCGCTGCAGGATGCTGGAGATATCGTCGAGGTCCATCGGATGGATGGCACGACCCTCAGGCGCAGGGCGCGCTGCGGGCTGCTCCTCGATCGGGGGCGGCTTGGGAAGAACGCCGCCGGCGGCGGCATCGGCTTGGACCACATAAAGCAGCGCCTGCACGATGACCGAGAAACTTGCCCGGAGCCCCTGCGCCTGGCCGTGAAAGTCCAGGGCGCGCCGCTTCTCGTCGTCGGCCTCCTCGACCAGGAACGCGACTTTTTCCCGGAGCTCGCGCTCGAGCGCGTCAACCCGTTCGCTGAGGCGCAGGTTCTCCTGCCGGTCCCGCTCGGCGGCGAGGCGGGCCTCATCGCGTTCCAGCCGCATCTCCTCCCAGCTGGCGGCGAGGTCCTCGGCGGCGCGGAGGATCGGATTGTCGCGGGTGCGGGGAACCGTGCGGACCGATTCCGGATCTGGCATGGAAAGGACGGCCTCGGCCATCTGGCGGTCGCGAAGTCGCTCGACAAAGGGTGGTGCCATGGGGAACTCCTGTTTCAGGGGTGATGCCCCAGCGGAGGCCGCTGGGCGCGGTTGGTGTTGAGGTAGGCCACCATAGCGGCCGGTTCGGAATGACGCGCATGGGCCAGAATGTGGCCCGACGTCGGTCTATTTGGCGGAAACGTCGTCGTCGAGGATGGGGCCAAGCGCGGAAAGGACCGTTACCGGTATATCGTTCCGGTCCATGTGGAGTTCGCTGGCCTTGATCCGGGCGAGGTCCTGGGTCCCGGGCGCGGGACTGGCATTGAGGTCGGCGTACTGGCGCTGGAACTCGTCGTATTCGGGCGTACCGGGCTTGATCTCGGTCACCGGCTTGTCGGGGGTCCGCTCATTCGCCTTGGCGAGGAGTTCCTTGATGATCGCCTGCCGGGAGGTCTCGACCGATCTCGCGACGCCGTCGAGAATCGCAATGTCGCTAGCGATCCGGAGCCGCAAAGATGCCGATCCGAAGTCCCACGGGATCATGACCATGTTGTCGATGCCGCCCTGTTTCACGACGATAATGTGGCCGTCCATGTTCCTCAGCGCCGTGGCCATCGCGGCCGCTTGGGCAATCGTGATCTTGCCGGCGGTCTCCGCTTTCGCCGCGATCGGGATGAAAATGAGGACCGCGATAAAGATCAGCATCAGGATTGCCGCAGTAATCGCCGCCGCATAGCCGACGATCACCGACGCGCGGTGGATCAACGCCGCATCGCTCAGCAATTCCTCATCGACAAACGAGGGCCGCGCGGTTCTAAATGGCCCTCGGCGGATCGGGTATCGGCTCATATCGACCGTATGCTCGTTCTTCATTGGACGTTCCTTTAGTTGGCTTACTGGATTCTATGGGTTCAGGCCTCAATCATCTTTTCGAGATAATCGGCAAGCGACCTCCGTTGTTCGGCAGTCAATTGCATCACCGAGCGACACGAAATCCCTGAGGCTTCGTTAGGAATGAAACGACGTCGTTAAAATCTCCTGTCGATGTCTCCGAGTTGTCCATGATCCCAAGCAGATCATTCGTCGTCACGCCGAGATGGGCGGCGACCTCTTTGATGCGTCCGGAGCCGACTTTGTTCACCCCCATTTCGTACTTCTGAATCTGCTGGAAACTGACCCCGATCTTATCGCCTAGATCGGTCTGGCTGATCTTCTTCGACAATCGGTGCAGGCGGATACGAGCGCCGATCTCTTTGTCGGCCGCAGTCGGGGATCGCGCGGCGTGCTGTGATGTCGTCATTTCATTCTCCTAGTGATGCTGCTGAACCCGCAGCGGGTTTGGATTAAGGCCGCTTCCATTTCCGCAATTCGGTTCCTTCTGGGACGCGGTTGCGGCCGCGCGCGAGAGGGTGGATAGGACTTCCATCGGATGTCGTTCCGATGCAATGCCATGTCGGCGGGATCGGAACGCAGCCATACTCGGTGTCCTGAACCCGCATGCAGACGCCGACCAGGAAGTTATCCAGGTCGACCGGGTCGGGGCCGAGACCCCAAGCGGCGACGCAGGTCGTATCCTCGGTGATCAACCCTGAGATGACGCGCTGATTGTGCAGGAAGGCCGACCAACTTCCGCGGTCGATGCCGGTTTCCCAGAGTGGCATGCCGAGAGCTTCGTGGGCCTTATGATCGAATGTGCGCCGCCAAGCGTGCAGATCCTTGGGTTTCGACGCGATGAAAGGGTAGACGTTCGTGACCGTCATCGACCCGTACCCCCACGAATAGCTGAACTGCATCATCCGGAGCGTCGTCGGGTCGTCGCGCTTTCCATCGGCATCAGACGCGTTGAACAGATTCCAGAGGATGCGGGGCCCGGCACCCCAGGCGCGCGTCATGGACCATCGGTAGGGGCCTTCGATGTCGGCCGATCGGATGATTGGCTCCGACGGTCGCGGATGTTGCCGGGGCTCGACAGCGCCGGCGAATAGCCCGAGCTGCTCGGTCATATCGCCTCCAGCCGCTCGCGGATGAAAATTTCGGTCTGGTCGAACACCACCGCGAACGCGCGATGCGAATGGTGCAGCCGAACCGTCTTCTCCGTTCGGACGAACGTGCATCCATTGTGTTGGATCACGAAGCAGATCTCGGGGACCTGGACCTTGCCGACCCGGCGGTCGCGCTCGTCGATCAGGACTGCGGTTCGTGTGGTCATGGTCTCCACTTTCCTTCGATGTTGATCTCGCCGCCGCGTGCGGCCGACCACGCAAGGAAATCGACCTGTTGTCCGGTGAACGGGACTGGCATCGTCCAATCTGTGCAGTCGGATACCTGTAAGACCTGTCGATAATAGAGATCACGCGTCAGTCGGCAGGCCCTGGAGCCGTCTGGATGTGTGATCCATTCTCCAGCGCGGGCGATCGGAATATGCTGATCGGCCATATCGACCGGAATCGGTCTTGGAGAAAAATAAGCGTATCCCGATATGATCACGATAGCTGACAACAAAAGAACTGAAAATTCGACGGGGGTCTTCATGACCTTTTCCTTTTCGGGAATGGACGGCTCGGTATCTTCGCCTTGTGCTTCGGGGAGCGCTCTAGCCGGACGGCTTTCCTGAACTCTTTGCGTTCGGCCCTCATGTCGGCTTGCGCGGCGTATTCCTCGAAATACTTCATTGCAAGCTTGAACGGGTCAATTCCGTGACGTGACCACCACACAAGCTCGTCGCCGAAATCGTGTTGTGCCATGTGATGCGCATGCTTGAGCGGAAGCGCCCAACAATCCGAAGGTTTTTCGGACATGCCTGTGGGGCGCTTGCCATGCAGCACAGAGCCCGCGCGCAGATGCGCCGCGTCGGACGGCGCTGGCGATCCGCATCCACAAGCGCACGGCTGTTTGCGAAGCCACGCCAGATAGCCGGGACAGACGATGCGTGGCTGCTTTTGGCGCAACTCAGTCATTGCTTCGCCCTCTTCCATTTCCAGTTTGAAATCTAGTCTTCATACCAATCGAATGGCGGTTCCTGCCCGCAATTGTCGCAATACGTTCCATCGCGATGACGGTTAAAATCGTGATCGGGGCAGTGATCCGGGCAATAGGTGCGCCGAAACAGGTAGGCCCAGAGGCCGCGCGGATCGTAACTGATGACGCCTGCGCTTGATCCGCATACTCGGCATCGCGACATCAACCGATTCGTGATTTGAAGGCGCGGCATCATTTCTTCCTTCCGCCGGACCTGATTTTCTTCGCCCCTTGCGTCTTAGCAATCTGGGCTCTGAGGTCCGAGGTCGAGGGCTTTTTACCCTTCGCCTGCTTCCCCTCGCGCAGTGCCTTCAATTGAAGTTCCTTCACTCCCGGCGGTGGCGACATCGGTCTTCTCCTGTTTTGGCTTCGGATTGCAGATATCACATCGCTTCGAGCAGTACCGGCACCACGGATCATCCTGATCAACGCAGCATCCGTCAATGCAATCATTCACCCGGCCTTCGCCACCGCAATTCCAGCACTCGCTGTCGTCAAGATCGTCATCGTATTCGTGCGGGTCGCTCATGCTCCGAGTTCCTGCTTGGCCTCTTGATAGGCAACATTGAGTTCTGCCATGAGGCTGTCGTTACCGCCCGCATCTGGATGGCGGTTCCTGGCCTTCTCCCGGAAGATTTCCGTGATATCGCCACGCCAATCCGGTTTGACACCGAACACCTCGCGCCAAGGCTTCTTCCAATCTGGCGGAGCGATGGCGGCAAAGCCGGCGAAGGCGCGCTCCATCATGACGGACCCGCCATGGCGCTCGATTGATCGGATTGATTCAATCGTGAGAACCAAAGACCGCATGTTTTCCCATGGAGTCCAATAGCGATCACGGGCCATGGAGAGCGGCCGCTTTTTCAAATTGAAATAGATCGCTACGCCAGGATCGTCATAGCGACGCTTGGCTGCGTCGGAATACGGCAGCCCGTCCTGCCGGACTGGGACATTCGATGAGACGATGACGTCCGTGGCGCCGAGCAACCGAAGCTCGCGCTGGAGTTCCTTGATTTGGTTGTAGGTATTGCCGCCAAACCTTGACTTCCCGCGCTGCGACCATGTTGAGCGCGGCCAGCCGGCGGGCCAGTGAAGCGGATAAGATTCCATGGTCATTATGCTGATCCTTCCCCATAAGCCTCAAGCGCTTGACGAATATGATGCCAATTAGCGACCACGACATTCGCGACCGCGACCATCTTGCCTTCGTCGTACCAGCCATGCGAGGTCTTGGCCGCCTTCATCCGAAACATGACCTTTTCAAGCTCGGTGAGTGCGGCGCTGTTCGGGAGCTTCGACCGCGCGCGCAGATCCGCGGCAATCGCCGTGAGCGCTTCGAACATCTCCGCATTGCCTGCCGGCTCGCCTCGCCTCCGGTGCGCGATGATGACTTGCTCGATCGCTTCGATCTGCTGCGCCAGTGTCGATACGTTCAGGCTCATGATACGCTCATCTCAATTTTATTGGTTCGATTGAACGCAATTCAATTTTATGGAAGGCATAAGGCGGCTTCGGCCCCTCCCACGAAACAAATGAAAAGTCACTATTGAATACGCTGATTACTCGATCCTGCTGCTTCAGTAGAAGATCTACCAGCATGAGGTCCGTCGTAACTATCTTGATCTCAGTCGGCATTAGGCACTCCTCCCCGCGTTTTGCTTCAACTCTGCCGGCGTCGTCCTAGCCATTGAGGCAGCTCGAGCCAGGACAGCATCCTTGCTCGCCTGGAACCTATCTTTATGCATTCTGTTCGGCCCATACATCGCCTGGGATTCCGGCGTGTAGACGATCGCAACCGAGCCGTTAATCTTCACAATCGTGGCTTTGTCCTGCACCTTCAGCACGTCTCGTAGCACCCTGGCATCGGCGGCCGTGTTGAGTTCGTAACGGGTCTGGGTGCAAAACCCCTCCATGCAGAGACACCACGCGCGCAGATGCTCCACCGAATCAAATTCCTGAGCGTATTCTTCGGCCAGGTTGTCGAAGGCCTCGGTGAGCGATGCGAAATAGTGGTTGTGCGATGCCAGCGAACGATTCTCGACCAGCATGAGAGGATATTCTTCGTTGACGACAAACTGCGAAGCGCAAAGCCGTTCGAACCGCGGAAGCGGGATCATGTGCTGACCATCCCAAATGCAGATGATTGGTCGGAGCTTCGCGCTACGTGGTTTGCCGGCCGGCATCAGGTCCGTTCCCGCTCTTTCAGCATGGCCTCTGCGACGTCATAGGCCCATTTCGCCGCGACGGACGGCTTGTTGAACTCGCGAGCCGATCCGGCGAGGACCTGGCCGGCGAACCAATCACGGAGCCTCATCCCGTAATAGTGAGCCGGACCGCCGCCGTATTGGCCATCTCCGCTTGGAAACGCAGGACCGCCATCTCCAATTTGTCGCTGTTCTGGCAGAGGGCCGAAGGATTTTTCCTCATCCTTATCCGGATTGAACATGCCCATTATCCTGCTTCTCCCATGTCTCTGATCTGCTTGACTAGCGTCTTCAGATCGAAATTGAACCGCTCAACTTCGTTAGAAAGTTCCTTGATAAAGGCATCATCTCGATAGACGCGGACGTCCACCGCTGGCATTGCATGATGGTGATAGATTGTCAGATCCCACCAACTGCGATCGCAAACCCAGATATTTCCCTGGATCTGACAGCGATGTTCTGCCGGCATCGATGCGGGGCGCTGCAACATCGGGATCAGAACATGAGCCTCGGTCGCGATCTTGATCTCAAGGCCGCCATCGAATCCAATTAACCCGTCTGGCGACGCTCCACATTGCTTCAATCCGGAGAAGTTCTTGACGAACCCGACTTGGCGAACGAGGGCTTTCTTGCGCCGGGCGTAGGAATCGCGCGCTTCGGCCTCAAGCGCATTGCCTTTGTCCATCGCGCCGTTGCGGAATCCTTCCGATCCGGGTTCGCCGGTTATCAATTCTGCGGCAAGACGGTGAAGCAATTTCGTTCTCGTCATCGACGGTCCGCCGTCGCGACCATTTGCCATGATCGTCGAAAAATTCGATGCCGTGGGGATGCCGAGACGGAGCATTCTCCATTCATCGGTTCCCTGCTGGCAATCATAGATCACCAATTGGCTCTTCGGCGCGATGGCAGCGGCGGTTGCTTTCTTAGCCATGACGTTCCTTCGCCTGCTTGTTCGCGTGGAAATCCTCGCAGGCCTTCACCGCGGCATCGAAGAGATTCGCCGGGAGGTCTGCGGTTTTCTCGATGCCGTAGTGCTCGTGAAATTTGGCGAGGGAGACGCCGCACCAATTGATCTTTTCCAGCAGAGTTTCCTTTTGCGCGGCCGTGATCGTTGGGACATGGTCTGGGACCTCGGCCAGGCCGCCGCCCTTGGCGGGCTTGAAGTTGCCCTGATGACCATCGGTATCGATATCTTCCGGCGCCTCACTCACGATATTCAAAAGAGCAATCGTGCAGTAACGGCGCCCGTAGGACATCGAAGAACCCCAACCTTGGACATTATTCTTCGACCCAGATGCTTCGGCCGGCAGCGGAAAGGACGTGGTCCGACTGTGTCCCATCTCATGCTCAAGGATGCCACGCACAATGATGCGAGCGCCGTCTGTGCTGGGCTCCGTCGAGAACGAGAGACTGAAGCCGTGCCGCTTCAATGGAGCCGCCACGGCCTTCATGATGGCGTTGAACGTCGCGTATGGGGTGGCCTGCTGAACCTTTCCAGACCTTTCACCACTGCTGTCTTTGGCTCGGATCTCAATCTTCCCATCGCGGCGAATTGCCGGAATTTCGTTCTGGAGTTTGATGAATGCAGCGGTGAATGCTTTCTGTGAATCGCGCTCTTCGATCTGACGCGACATATCCAGCAGCGCTTGCATTTTCTGGACGTCGCACCGGGGATCGGCCGCTGCCTGGGCAATGACGGCCAGGAGGCTCTTCGGTTCGGGGACGACAGCCAGATTTCGCCGACTGGTCTCATCCGTCGCATTCGGAACCCGGACGCGCTCTTTCGTCGGCGTGATGTCTTTCATCTCGGCGGCCATCAGAAGGGGATATCGTCGCAGTAGTCGCGCGCGGCATCGAGCGCTAGCTTGAGGCGCGGAAACGGATCATCTGCACCATCCTTGATGAGCCCGGCCGCCCCCAGACATTCACCTGCCGCTCGAAACAATTCGGCGAACTTCGGCATCGCGTTCTTGGCCTCTTGTTCCAGCCGATACACCCTCCCCTGCAGGCTCACGGTTTCCCGCTCGGCCTGCTGCGCCCGCATTTCGGCGTCGGATTGCCGCTCGGTCGCCTGGCGCGCGTTGTGATGCGAATCCAGTAGCGCTTCAAGGACTTTGTCGAAGGCTTCCTCGCCGCTGAAACAATCCATGTTGATTCTCCGTTTTCAAGTTTGAGGTGATAATTTACACCGTCGCTGCGGCTTAGTCCACAGAAACCATCGGATATCCGCTATTCGTAGATCTGGCGAAAACAGCGGAAATGGTTCGAGGGTGTGAGACGATCGATCCGGTGACCCCATCGGCCGCCATCTTGACCGGTTCCTGCCAGGGCTTCCCGGTCTGGTCGATGAACGGCGCCAGCGCTTTGGCATCCTTCGACGGGATGTAGCCGACGTGCTGTCCGTCGATCCAGACCATCACGGCATTTGGGTCATATTGATTCTTGGGCTCCCGAACCAGGGTGACCGGGACGCCCGGCAATGTGCCGGCGAGATACGGGTCAAGCCCGCGGTGCTTCTGGCCTACGATCGAATATTGCTTCATGACTCCTCTTCTCCCTTCGTTCGTTCTTCGATTCGGTTCAAAGCATAGCCGTAAAGCCAACTTGAACCATCGACGTAGAGACGCCGAGATTTGAATGGCCGCCCCTCGCACACTTGGTCGGGATCGTCGCCTGGGATATCGACTTCGAACCGATCACCATTTGGCTTCACGAACGAGAACCCAAACCATCCCCCGGCCACATCGTCTGCGGCCGATTGGCGAAATACGGTTGCGCGATCAATTTCGAGGTCATCGCAAATCCGATCGCAGATGATCATGGCGTTCGCTTCGGTGGCGCCAGATTTTGCTTCAGTACCTGGGTTGATGATGATTATCATGTCTTTTCTCCTCAAAGGTCGACATCGTCGAAGATTGACCGCGCGCCGCGGTCGTCCAGCAAAGTCCCATCGGCGGCGTATTTCGGTGCGCCGTTGGGGTGTTTCTCGGCGGCCTGCGCCGCGTACATCGCGCGGACTTCTTCGCCATAGTCGGGCGGGTCGTCCACGGCGCCATGGGTGTTCCGAGCGAACGCGTCGCAAGTCTGGCGCTCGGTCGCATAGCGGCCCTTCATGACACCGGTTCCGAGGCACATTGCTACGACTTCGCCGGCCTGGACCATTGCCACCATCTCGGACCAATAGCGGCAGCCGCTGCAGTTCCTATCGCCAATCCATCCGGTGCGCGCCATCACTTCACCTTTCCGCCGGCGCCGATGATCGCATCGACGGCTATTTTTCTGATCTTGAAATACTCATCGCTGCCGAGCGGCGCCCCTTGCGCGAAGATGATCAGATTGATCTCGTTGAGAGCGTCGATCAGTTTTTTCTCGGCGGTCGTCATCAATACACCTTGGAGCGTGGCTTCTTGCCGAATCGCGCGCCGGCGATCTGAACCGAAGTATCGTTGCTGTATCCGACGCTTTCAGCATATTTGTTGAGGGCGGTTTCCAGCGCAGCCATCGGGATGTAGGGGCGCAGCTTTTCGAGGTCGAGCAACTTGCGATCGGTGATCTCCCGGAATTTCTCGGACGCCATGCCGGACAGGATTCCGTCATCGCTACGGTTCCGCATGATATCCGTCGCCGTCGCCAAGGTATCAACGTACGTATCCTCAGCCCTCCCGGTCGATACCGCCGCCTCGACGCGGGCCTCTGACAGTGCTTCTGAGGCGGCCTGGGCGGCCTGGGCGGCTTCCTCAGCCTCCTGCGCCCGAGCGGCGCGGCTCGCGTCCGTCCTGGCGCGCTCGGCCTTCAGACGGGCTTCCTCGGCAGCGGCAGCGGCGGCGGCGGCCTCCCGCCGGGCCTTGTCCTCGGCTTCCTGCTTCGCCCTGGCGATCTTGGCAGCTTCCTCGGCCTCGCGGCGGCGGCGCTCTTTCTCGGCCTCGAGCACGGCGGTATCGTATTCGGTCAGAATCCGGTTAAGGCGATCGCCTTCGCCTTCCCTGGCCTTCTTGTCCTTGCGGCCAAGTTTGTCGAGGAGCATCCCGAACCAACCGTTCACGCCGCGCTGACGCTCCAGATGTGGGGCGACTTCGGACTCCCGCACGCCATTGATGCGCTTATAGGCGTCGCGCATGTCCTTGATCAGACCGGTGACGACATCACGATTGTCCTTGGTTACGACCTCAATCGGCTCCGATTTCGCGGTGAGTTCCTCGACAGTCTCTTCGAGGTAGGCATAATCGCTCTTGAGGCGGTCGACCTCGTTCTTGGCGAAGTCAACAACTTGGACGTTGTCGCCGATCCCGGCGCGTGGATTTAGATCAGACATTGGTTCTTTTCCTTCGAAAAATGGCTGGCGCTGTTCGTCAGATCGGCATGTCGTCGTCGCCGATCGAAGCGGCATCGACGGCGGGCGGAGCGGCGATCGGCATCGCATACTTCTCCGGAACCGCAGCCTCGATTCCCATCGGGCCATCGGTGCCGAGATCGGATGCGGCAACGGTTGCCGGATCTTTCCAATCTGGATGCCAATTCGGAAGGGTCGGCTGAATGAGAACCGGGCCGCTTCCGTCCATGTGTTCGATCTGGCCGGGCAGTGGGGGAGGCTCGACGTACGCTTCAAGCTCGTTCGCGTCGATCGTATACATGCCGCCCGCGTCTTCGCCTGTCTCGCACTTGACCCAAACGTATGGATCGCTAACGCCGCAAATAGTGCCTGGGCCATCAAATTCGAGGCTTTTCACCGTCTCGCCGACCTCCCAATTGCGGGAGTAAATCGAATGGATTTCGGAGACGGTCATGAAGAATTTATTGGTCTCATACCCGACGATCTCGAAATAGCATTGGATGTCGGGCTCGTCTTTGTAAGCATCGCGCTTCGCCCGCGCTTGAACGAGGACGATGTCCCCCTTGCGGGGAAGGTAGCCTTCAGGAAGTGGCATCGGAGTTGTCCTTTGGTTGGTGGTGGATGATGGAGCGTTGCGGCGATCGCAATCACAGCAACATCAGCAAGAGTTCCTCGGCACCATAGACCTTCGGCTCGCCGCATTCCTCACATTCGTATTCGCATGCATCGGGTTCAACGCTTTCGGCCTCGGCGCCGCAGGCGATGCAAAATCCTGGGTTGTCGAGGGATGACTGATGGCGCGCAACGGCTTCTTGGATGCGCTCTAACGTGATTGAAATGTGGTGCTTCAAGGTCATGGCGGGGTTCCCTTAGATCAGGCCGACGTACATCGCGCCGCAAACGGCGAGGGCCGTGGCGGTGGCGCCGAGCGCCAAAAAGTAAAGGGCCGCACCGAGGCAAACCCTCTGCACGACCTCTAAAGTGTCAAGAATGTTGTTGTTGCTCATTTCGATTCTCCAGCGATATCGACCTGAGAAAAGAACGACACCTTGGTTCGGTACGGCATGCCGTGCTTCAGCATGAGGGCGCCGATATCCGTCTTAATTTCGTCCCCGAGTTCAACGCCGGGCGTCAGAACGTAGATCCCGACTGTTCTTCCCTGCTCCACCAATTCCCCAAAATGGAAATCTCGGCATACGGATCGGAGGATGCGGCAGATCGGCCAATAGATCTGCTCCGAGATGCCAACATTGAAGCCATCCGGAACGATTTTGAGGCCAGTTCTTTTCAGTTCACGCAAGATGCCGATGACATCGCAGGATTGCCCGCCGCCCGCATCGATCGCACGGGCGATTGCCTCATTCAAATTGTCTGGGTTTTGCTCGTTGCTCATCTCAATCGCCCCTTTCCCGGGTTACGTTGCCCGATCAACCTAGGGATAATTCTCCCTTGTGTCCACAACAATTTTGAAATTTCCGGGTTGTCGATTTGTTCCACGGGTGCTAGACGATCGGGCATGTCAGAACAAACAATGCGCCAAAATCTATTCGTGATCGCCCAGGCCTATGCCGAGGCGACCGGGCTTTCGATGGTGACCGTGGGCAAGAAAATCCATGGAAATGGGGACTTTTTCGGCGAGTTCCTCAACGGCGACATCTCGTGCGGCGTCAATACGTACTACCATCTGGTGAATCGGTTCCGGGCCAGATGGCCGAAGGGCGCGCCGTGGCCGAAAACGCGCCCAATCGGAAGTCTGGGGAAAAAAATCGACGCAGGCTTCGTGGACGACAAGCGCTCGTAGCGCCCGATTCGCGAATCCGATAGGGATTGCGAATCATGGAAAATCTGATGGAAGACCCCCAAGACACTGTCTGGATCAGCATCCCGTTGGACCCGCTGACGGCCGCGCGCCTGCGGAACCTGTCGGACGTTTGCCATGCGGACCCGATCGGCGTAGCAGCGTCCCTTCTTCACGACGTGCTTGCCGAAGACGATGAAGCGCACAGCCCCTCTGGCGCCGAGGCTGGCGCCATCACGATCAACTGAACCCCAACCCTGAGAGGACGACATGGCGAGACCAAAAGCCGAGACCACCGTAGGTGAAGCGTTCGAGACGACCATCATTTTCCCGCCGAAGTCGGTCGTCGAGGAACTCGCAGAAGCGAAGCGCCAGACCAAGAAGCGTACGCAATCGGCGAACGGCACGCTCGGCGAGAAGATCGGGAAGGCTGTCGAGGAGAAACACCTGGACCGCAAGGCTTTCTCGATCGCCTGCCAGCTCGACGCGATGGACGATGAGCGCTTGCACATCACGTTCCATTCGCTCCTCAAGTATTGCGAGGATCTCGGCGTGACGCGGCGGGCGACCGCCCAGGAGGAATTGTTCGAGCCTGGCGCCGATGCGGAGCCCGAGGCCAAAATCGCCGACACGAAGCCCAAGAAGGGCGCCGCGAAGCCCGACAAGAAGCCGGAACCCAAGCCGAGCAAGAAGAACGGCAAGGAGCAGAGCCCGGCCGAAAAGGAAGCGCTGCTAGCGAAGGTGGGCCGCGGCAGGGATGTCGCCGAGACCGCCGGCAACGATGATGTGAAGAAACACCCGCTGAACTGACCCGATGGATGCCCAGCGAATGCTCCCGACGAGCGGCAATAAGAAGCGTTCAACGATCTCGCGCGGGGACGTTGAACGCTTGCTTCGGTATGAGCAGGAAACCGGCCATTTTTATTGGCGGGTGACTAATTCAAATCGGGCCAAGGCAGGCTCCCTTGCTGGGAGTAGTTTGCGCCACGGTCATGTCAGCATCAATATCAACGGAAAAAGATATCTTGCCCATCGGTTGGTGTGGCTAATAACTTACGATGCTTGGCCTCCAGACGAGATTGATCATAAAAATGGAGACGCAGGCGACAATCGAATCGACAACCTCAGAATTGCGACGCATGCAGAGAATATGCGGAATTGTCGCAAACGTTCTGATAATATCAGCGGATTTAAGGGAGTAGATTGGCGCCACGATAAGGGAAAGTGGCGCGCTAAGATCCATCTCAATGGTAAAAGTCTTCACCTCGGTTATTTTCAGACTGCTGAGGCTGCTCATATCGCTTATTGCTCTGCTGCCGATAGGCACCACGGAGAATTTGCGAGATTTTCATGAGCGAACAACCTATCCTTCCTTTGCTCAATTGGCCTGCTCTTGTGCTGGGTGATATATTTGTCTGCTTCGAGCTGCAGGGGCCGCCGGCGCACAAGGCGCGGCACCGGTCCCGGCTGGTGATTCCGCGGGAGGTATGGGTTCACACGGCGCGGAGTTCTTTCATCCCGAAGGAAAACGTCAAGAAGCTCTTCATCCAGCAATATCCGGACCCTGGCACCGAGAAAGCCGAGAAGGTCCTCGCCGAGGCGGCGGCACTGTTCATGCGCGGGCGCGCGCCGACCGAGAACCCGGTGGCGCTGCTGGTCCACGTCTACAAGGCGATTCCCGAAAGTTGGTCCAAGACCGATAAAGCCAAGGCGCGCGCGGGCGCGATCTTGCCGACGTCAAAACCCGATGGCGACAATTTTTTGAAGTTGGTTCAGGATTCGCTGAATCAAATCGTCTGGCGGGACGATAGCCAGGTCGTCGACGCGAGGGTGATCAAGCGCTATGACCCGATGCCTGCCATGCGTATCGAAGTTCGGGAATTCCTGCCGCCATGTCCACCGCCTATCTGACGCAAGTTCTGGTCACGATCTCCAAGGCATGTCGGCCCAACAGCCCGGTGGCGGGTCGGGATTGGGCGAACGTCAAGCCTCGCGGCAGGTCCATCCCTTGCTTCACGGCCGCACTGGCGGCACTGGCGCGGGCCGGGCTGATCCACCGGAGGGGCTGGCTCGTGAAACTTTCCCCGCTCGGATACGAACTGGTCGAGCGCTGGCGGACCGCTGAAGCCGCTCGGCGCCGCCGCCTGCCGCTTTGGGCTCCGGTGCGTCCTGATCCAGAGAGCGCATTCGCCGGCCTCGGGGATAAATCTTCATGAAATTTTGCATTCCCCTCTTGACTGGATAGTCCATTTGGCCCTATGTTGCGTTTGCCGACAGGGCAATGGTGCCCGCCAGAGATGGAGACGACAGATGATCTCAATTTCCGGAAATACCTACGCAGTCCGAACTCAGCTCGCCGCATTGGGTGGAAAGTGGAATGCCGCTACCAAGCAATGGATGGTGCCCGCCGATCGCGCTGCTGAAGCTCGGAAGCTGGTAGCCGGCGCGGCCAAAACATCCAATCGAAACGGCGGATTGCGGTACAAGGATGGCATGTCGTATTACGACCGCAATGGCTGCTTCGTTCTCGGCGATGATGATTGAGGAGGGCAACATGACTCGACATACGATCAACGGATCAACTGTGACGATCCAATACGAGAACTATGCTCCGTTGCACCTGCTGAGCAGCGGTCCTCGTAACGGCCCCGCGGCCGAGGGATATGCCATCTATTGTGGTGTTCCCAGCCCAAGTAACCGCAGGCTCAATTTCTCGTTTCTCCCGCACTACGCTGGGTTATTCCCGACCGAGGCAGAGGCTCTCGCGTGGTGTGAGGCTCATCTGCATTGCGTTTCAGCCTGATGACTCCCGCTGAGCTAAAATCCATCCGCCACAGCCTCGGCCTCAGTGCCGAGGCCTTTGCTCGGTTGGTGCGCGTCGCGAGCGGGCGTGCGGTGCGGCGCTGGGAAGCTGGCGATCGGGATATCCCCGGCCCAGTCGAGGTGATTGCGGAGGGACTTCGCGACAGCAGTTTGCTGCGGGGGCATTTCGGCGTCTCCATCATCTCGGAATAGGCAGGAACAAAATCTCATGGCGACCAAGCTCAAGACCCTGGTCAAAGCGCATAGATGGGCGCGCGAATCGAATGA